GAATTCTAATATAAGTGGAACTGCAAGTGTTGGATCTTTGAGTTCTGGTTCACATACAGTAACTGGGAATTCTAATATAAGTGGAACTGTCAAAATAGGAGGCTCAACTACCGTAGTTGGATCTTTAAGTTCTGGTTCTCATACAATAACTGGAAATTCTAAAATTACAAATAGAATAGACACTGATGTAATTTATGCAAATACCTATTTAAATTTACCCAATGCAACAGAAGGCATAATAAATCTCATTTATCCAATCGGAAGTATATTTTTATCATTCACTAATACCGACCCATCTATCAGATTTACTGGAACTCAATGGACACAAGTGGCAAATGGGAGATTTATAGTTGGTGTTGGTACTGGCAATGATGGTATTCAAAATAGAACTTTTAATTCTGGTAATAATACAAATGGGGAATATGATCATAAATTAACCATCGCTGAAATGCCAAGACATAATCATAATTACTCTTTGATAAATATAATTGGTAATGGTGAGCGTGATAATAACTCACAAGCTGGTGAAAATTATAACACTACCGCAACAAGCAACACAGGTGGAGATGGATTTCATAACAATACACCTCCTGGGTTTGGTTTGTATGTTTGGCAAAGAACATCATAATAGAAATTTAATAATATGGCAAGTGTAGTAATATCAAAAATTAAAGTTAGAAGAGGAACCAACGCTCAAAGACAAAATATAGTATTGGATCAGGGGGAACTTGGGTATACAATTGATACAAATAGATTGTATATTGGAAATGGAACTTCATCTGGTGGTCTGGTGGTTGGTTCTAAAATACATCCTCCGATATTTACAATTGGAGGATTAACATCTGTAATAGCTGAAATTGGAGACATAGTTTGGGCGAATGGAATTTTTTATCAACTGATATATTCTAATTACACTGATTTAGCATCGTGGAAAGATGTAGGCGCGTTATTAAATTCATCATATTTTGAATATAATGGAAATAATGAAATAACCTTAAAAAATAACGTTGTAAAATTACAAAATTTAAATACTGAGGTTTCTGAACAATTTCAAGTACAAGTTGACAATTCATCAATCGAATATACTGGCGGAAATACATTACGACTTAAAGATTTAGGTATTGGTAAGGAAAAATTGCAATCATATTCAGTTACTAATGATAAATTAGCTCCTAATGTTGTTGGTTCTGGTTTAACTGGAGGACAAGGAACCCCAATTACATTAAATTTTGATGAAACTTATTTTTATATTACTTCAGGTGGTAAATTAGCAATTATACCAGATACCATTTTAACTTTTGGTGATAATATAACAACTGTTAAAAATTTAACAGGTGGTATTTCAATTAAAACTAACTCTATAGATCAATTATACATCAAATCATCATCATTCGGTGGTGGATTGAGTGGAGGTAGTGGTAATTTTATCTCTATAAATGCTAATACTACAACATTTGGATTTAATTCCGCTTCACAACTCAAAATAAACACAAATTCAATTGATGAAACCCTTATCAAGACGAGTATGTTTGGTAATGGATTGCAAGGTGGTAATGGAACCAAAGCAACTTTAAAAATTAATCCTAATCTTTTTACATATAATGCAACAAGTGCATTAACATTATTAAGTGCTTCAATTGATAAAGATTATATTAACTTTGGGGCGTTTGGGAATGGATTAAAAGGTGGTAGTGGTCAAGTAATAGAATTAAAAGTCAAAGAAAATCTTTTTAATTTTGAAGTTGGAAAGTTAACATTATCTGCAAATTCTGTTACAGAACAATATATAAGTTCAGATGCTTTTCAATATGGCATACAAGGAGGGAACAGTCAAAAAATTTCTATAAATGCTACAACCAATTTTACATTTACAACAGCAAGTAAATTAGATCTCTCGCAAATCACAAATGGCTCTACAAATGCAACGATAAGTTCTATAAATACTTTAGAAAATATAAGTTTAAGTAGTGGTGTGAGTTTTCCAAGAATATCATGGGATGATTTTGGAAGAATAACAAATATTAAAACTTCCATTGTTGAAGTTTTAACTGGTCGTGGGGCTGTAACTGGCACAATAGCAGCAAGTAACTCACTTTCTTCAATTTTCAATGGATTTATTACAGAAGGACCGCAAATGGGAAATATCACAACATTCTCAGCAACAGATCATAATAACAACACTTACACGTTATCAAGTGCTGGATTTTTAGCATTCGATTCTGAAAATACAAGTCTATCTGGACAAAGATTAAAAAGATTTGCAATTCCAATATTTGCTTATTAATTTCATCATATAAATAATAATACTAATATGCCTAATTCAATAGAAATTTTCGAAAATACTTTACTTCAATTAATTACAAGACAAGGTACTGATAATGATAGAACCGATGTAATTTTAAAATCTGGAGAATTAGGATATACAACTGATACAAAACGATTATTTATTGGTGATGGAAGCACATACGGTGGTAATGTTGTAGGAAATAAATTTAGAGGAAATACTACAAACCTAACAACATTGGGAAGTGGGTTGATTGGAGATATTGCATATAAAACAGATGATAAAAGTATATATTCTATTTTATCGGGGGATGGAACAAATCCAGCGGATTGGCAGAAAATAGGAGGTGTTTATACAGCCGCTGATGGAAGTATTCAAATAACGACAGATAATAAAATAAGTGTATTAAGCTTATCAGCAGGTACAATTTCCAGTGATTTGATGGGGCAATCTATCATTTTAAATTCAACAAATAGATTATCACTGTCTTCAACAATAACTACAAATTCAATTGTAACTCAACAAAATACACAATATTTAAAACTTCCAGAATATTTGTCTATAAATTCCAACGAATATACCTTTCCAATAGGTGAATTAGGAAATAATAAATATTTAAAAACTGATGCTGTTGGAAGATTATCATGGAGTGGATTGGGTTCTAATGTTAATTATTTTACATACAACAGTGGTGGTATATTGCCTGTTGGTACTATAATATCCACACTAACATCAACAAATTTAAATACAGATTGGGTGATTTGCAATGGTCAATCATTAGCTGGTGCAAATTATCGAGAATTATCAGCTGTAATAGGGAATACATATGGTGGGAATAGTGTTAATTTTAATGTTCCGAATTTAAACAATAGATTGTTATACGGTACAAGTTCAACTCCTTTCAATTCTACAAAATATACATTCACATCTGCAACAACAGCAGCTGCTTTGTCTGCACACCGATCATCATTATCAGCGGTTGGTGTTAACTTTTTCATAAAAGCAAAACCAGATAAAGTAATAAAAGGAACCTTTAGAGTTGAATCACCTTTAAATGTAACAGTAGATGGAACGAATAGAAACAGCACTAATATTCCAGCATTAACCACTCTTGATAGTGATGTTGTGGTTTCTTTACCAACCAGTAACATTAATGTAAGTTCTCCATTAGGTATTACAAAAGGTGGAACAGATTATACTGGAACAAATGTAAGTATTTTTGATGGAACTTTAAACATAACTGGTCCAACCAACACACTACAAGTTGATTCTCCTTTAAAATTAACAGTAGCAGGAGCTGATCAGACTGGAAATCCAATAAATCCATATATTAATAATCTTAAATTGCAACTGAATACAGCAAATGCAATAACATCAAATTATCCATTAACACTTACAGTGAATGGTGAGGATAAATCAGGTCAGTATGTAGCTTTAGATACACCAAATCAAAATATTAGTATTGATTTGAATTTAAACAATTTTATGAATACGATATATCCAGTTGGTAGTATCTTATTTTCTATTGATGGTACAAATCCTCAAAGTAGATTTGGGGGAACTTGGGTGCAAATAGCAAGTGGTAGATTTATAGTTGGTGTTGGAGGTGGCAGTGATGATAATAATCAGGTTAAAACATTCATAGCTAGAAATAATTCTGGAGAATATGAACATAAATTAACCATCGCTGAAATGCCAAGACATAATCACACATACGACAAAATAGAAATAATTGGTAATGGTGAGCGTGATAATAACTCACAAGCTGGGGTATCATTTACATCAACTGCGACAAATTTCGTTGGTGGAGATGCATATCATAACAATACTCCTCCTGGGTTTGGTATGTATGCTTGGGAACGAACCGCATTAGCTTAATAACCAATGCCGTTACCAACTGATATTTTATTACCAGGAAATGCTAAATTTCTTAGTTTTGTTGATCCAAAATTAAGATTAAATCCTCATTATGATATAGTGTGGAGTTTTCAAATAGCATTAACAGGAACCGAACATGCTTTTTCTACTTTTTTAATTAATGATAGTAATTTTATTTCAAACCAAGGTCATTACTTGGGGCTTCCAATAGATATCAATGCTATAACCACTGAATTGTTTATACCTATTTCAACTGAATCTGGAGAATATATAACAACACAATCAGCATTATCCACAGCATTGCTTAGTATATCTTTTGATACCACTGGATTCAATGCATTATCAACACCATTCAGAGAAGGATTACTTAAATCTCAAATTAAAAAGAATAGTATAACAATAAGAGATGATAATCAAGCAGTAATATATCACAATGCATTGTCCGCACTTGGTCTTTCTGCAACTGCAACTACTTTTGTCATGACATCTACACAAAGATATTGGCAAACTTTGAGATTTAGATTATCCAACTTGGGTTCAAAATTAGATATTGATTTGAAACGTGATGTGGAATATACAACAATACTTTCACTTCCTTTGAATATTTCAATGAGAAATGAAAGTCAAACATATGTAGGATTTTCATTCGCATCCCCAGTATCATCAAGTATATCTCAACCACTATCATCCACTTTATTTTTAAATAATTTTCATATTCAAGGAAACACATCAGAACCAACTTATGAAATTATAGATAATATTCCATTTGTGATTGATACAGATCCACAATATGAAATTTTTAATAATAATTTAATTATTGCTCCTAAAGAATAATATATTATAATGAATTATTTTAATATTGATAAACAATTAAAAAAACCTACTAAATCAGTTTGATGCTATGACAGTTTATAAAATTTACATAGCCGCTAATCGTGGCGTTTATAACGTTAATACGGATACAGATATAACAGCAACCCTAACGGCTTGTGTTGGTTCTGAAATTTATCTAGTATATGAGATGGATAGTGAGTGGATAGCTCATTATAGTTGGACTAGTGTTGACTTTACAAGTACATATGTTACCAACCCCCTAGGGATAACACAGGTACAAGAGGATGTGCCAATTGTAGCAAATTTGGGTGGTGCTATTGGAGATAGTGAAGCAATAATTCCAGGTGGTTATGGTGAAGGTTATGTTATTATTGATCCCCCACCTTCTACCATACCTCATGCTGGTAGTCGAGGAAATTTTATAGCTGATTCAGTAGGTACGTGGCGTATACCACAGGTTCGATGGAATTTTGACGGATATCCAGATCCAGAATTTCCAGGACCGCCAACCCCAGCATCTGGTGATATATATCCTAATATTGCTATCACAGTTGAAGATTGTGGTGAAGGCGGTGGTGGAGGTAACACAACAACTACTAGCACAACAACTACAACAACCACGACACCTAGCCCCAGCGCAACGACTACAACACCCAGTCCCAGTGCAACAACTACAACATGTCCTCCATGTCCTCCTTGTCCTAGCACCACGACAACTCTTTTACCAACAACTCTTCCAAATCCTCCAATAGATCCAGTAACACCAGCTATATTAAGTTCTATACCATCTACAAATTCTGTTAGAACCATAACATTAGTCGATCCAATATATCCATTATCATCTGATGTTGTTTTAACAACAACAACTACGACAACAACGACTACGACAACTACTACATCAATTCCAGTTTTGATATCATCGACGACGTTTGAACCTTGTGATACCAATTGTAATAAATTGAACTATTAACAAACAACCACAATTATATGACAATTTATGGAATTTATGTGTCCGCTCAGATCGGAGTTCGATCTCCTACGACTGATACAAATATAACACAAACCTTAACAGCTTGTGTTGATTCTGAAATTTATGCAGTATTAGATTTAAATGAGGAATATGCAATCCACCACCCTAGTCCTGGTGATGAATATACAACGTTATTTTATACAGATACTTTTGGAAATCCTCAAGTAGATGCTGATAGCGGAATTGGCGATATATCAACACTAATTGGAGTACCCTATCCTTTTTTTGGATCTACTGGAGGCTTTATTGCAAATATAGTAGGTACGTGGAATATATCTGATATATTCTGGAATTTTGACAATAGGGGATCTGGTAACATATACCCCAATATTAATATTGAAATTTCAGATTGTAATACCACTACTACCACAACACAAGCTCCAACCACTACTACAACAACTACAACAACAACTACACCTAGTCCCAGTGCAACGACTACAACACCTAGTCCCAGTGCAACCACTACTACCACTACTACTACTACTACTACTACCACTACTACTACAACTACCACATCTTCACCATACGCAGTTCACACCTCCCAACCCCCACCAATTATTGAACCTTCAATTCCAGCATCTTTAGAACCTATAATTTCTACAAATTCTCCTAGAACTATAATTTTAGTCGATCCAGTATATCCATTATCATCTGATGTTGTTTTAACAACAACTACGACAACAACTTCTACGACAACAACTTCTACGACAACAACTACTCTATCACCAATATTAAAATGCGAACCAGATTGCAATAAATTGGGGTATTAATAAATATGTCAATATGAGAAAATTGACGATTGGAATGGCAACTTATGATGATTATGATGGTGTGTATTTTACAATCCAATCAATTAGAATGTTTCATAAAGAAGTGTTAAATGACATTGAATTTGTAATAATTGATAACAATCCATCTGGTAATCATGCAAAACCAATCAGAGAATTAACTGATTGGGTAAAAGAACCAATTCAATATTTTCCATTTATTAAATTTAAATCAACAACTGTAAAAAATAAAGTTTTTGAAGTAGCTGATACACCATATGTAATGTGTATTGATAGCCATGTTATGTTAGAACCAGGATGTTTAAAAAAATTAATAGATTTTTATGATGCTGGTCTTGATGATAACAATTTATTACAAGGCCCACTTATTTATGATGATCTATTAAACATATCAACACACTTTGATTTGAAATGGAGCGGTCATATGTGGGGAACTTGGGCTACTGATGATAGAGGAAAGGACATAAACTCAATACCATTTGAAATTCCAGCCCAAGGAATGGGATTATTTTCATGTAGAAAATCCGCTTGGTTGGGTTTTAACAAAGAATTTCGTGGATTTGGGGGTGAAGAAGGCTATATCCATGAAAAATATAGAAAAAATGGTAAAAAAACACTTTGTTTACCATTTTTAAAATGGCTTCATAGATTTGGAAGACCTGCTGGGGTTCCGTATGTCAACGATTTAAAGGATCGTTTTAGAAATTATATGATTGGGTTTGCAGAGCTTGATTTAGACACTACAGAATTAAAAAATCACTTCAGTAATGCTATATCTAAAGAAGATATTGATTCTATAGAACAGGAAAGTATTGTTTTAAAGAAAGAATTAGATAAACTTACAAATCCAACCATGGTTATCATGAGTCCTGATAATACTCTTCAGGACAAAATACCCAAATTGATTTCAGTATCTACATCATGAAGCATTGCTGGATAGCGTTCTTCAATATAATGGTCAATTGCAACAGGCTTTAAAAAATTATCAACATTTAAGTTTAATTGTTCTGCTTTTTCTTGAATAAAGTTTAGTGCTTCCACTAAACAAGCCCATCTTGCAAAGGAAACGCTACTCATTTCCTCAACCACATCATTTTTTCTTTCGATTGTTATTTTGTTCATGCTATGATATTAATCTAGTTTTTTATTAATCAAATTTTCAAAAATTGTATTGTTATCTGATGGTTGTGAGACTAATATACTATCGTAACTTACAAAAATTTTGTATTTTTCTTTACAATGTTTGCATTCTGTTAAATTTTCAGAATTTGGAAGTAAAATTCCGTTAAATAATTCACCATTGCAGCTGCAAGGTATGCTTACAACCTGTTCATCTAAAAATGTTTCATATTCTTGAATAACTTCATCTTTTTCAGATATTAAATCAAACAAACGTTGATTATCTTGATCAAATTTATCATTATTTTCAATAGGTTTATTATTAGTTACAATAGCATGAATTCCTATAAGTAAAAATATCAAAGAAAATAGAATAAAAAATGAACTTTGAAATGGTATTGATGAAAAACTCAAACCATATGAAAATGCAAGCGAAAACAGTATTCCTACGACACTAGGAAACAAATAAATTTTAATATTACTCATCATCAACGTCCATTTTACCACCTATGCTTTGTTTGTCAAGAATGTTATCTACATTTCTAAAAAGATACATGACTAATTTATCCATATTTTCTTTTAATTTAGCTAATTCCTTTTTATCTTTGATATTATTAGATTCTAACAATGGCTCTATGATTTTTGAAGCTTTTATAGCATTTTCAACTATGTTTCCGAAGCATATAGGCAAATCATGCATTTCATATGGTAATGATTTTTGAGAATTGTGGTTTTCTTTCTCTTCTTTTTTAAGTTTTTTGAAATTTTCAACATTATCAAAATCAAAATTGATATTTGCTGATAAAAAACCTGTAGAATATGGAGAATCTTTGCTTCGCATATTATTATTTATCAAATAAACACTAAATATAAATATGAGCAATTTATACGCTAAAAGATTCAAGATGATGTTGGAAGCTGATGAAGATCTTTCATTGGAACGAGATGCTATGGAAGCTTCTTTGGATGATGGTACAAATCCAGCTGAATTTGATGCAAATATTGATGGTATGAAACAAGCGCAGACCGAAATAGATAACGCTTTTTCTAAGAGAAACCAAGAAATTGTTAATGAATTGCAAGGTTGGCTCAATGAAATACAAGCATTTTTGAAAATTCTTAATAGTGAAGATAGTACAAGTATGCAGTCTAGACTTGCAAATGCTGAAGCAGATACCATTTTTGATAAAATGAAGCAATCACAGCAGACAAAAATATCCAGAGTCGCTTCTGATTTGGCATCATTGGAACAAGCGTTCCTTGGATTTATGGCACAGACAAAAAATCCAAAATATAAATATGTTTGAATTTTGTTGATAATCAACGAGTTACAACTATTATTAAACCCAGTAAGAAATTACTGGGTTTTTTATTAATTTTTTCTAGTCTTGGCACTAAATAGTAATATGAAATACAAATATGGGCTAATTTGGAAAAGCAAACTACCAAAACTTCAAGGAAAAGAATTAGAGATCCTAACACTTCATTTGGAACAAAAGGTATCAGTATTAAAACTTTCCGAGATGTTTGAATGTGACCGAAAACCAATTCAAAATATCATAAAGAAAAATGGATACTCTACTAGACCATCAACTAGTCCAGAATTAGATGGTAAAGAATCCGAAATATTAAAAATGTATATTCAAGATCAATTAACCATTCAAACTATTCGTAAAAAGGTTGGTTGTTCATTCAACACGATCAGAAGATTTTTAAAAAGGAATAATGTTTCTCTTAGGTCAGCAGAAGAGAGTAGAAAGACAGAAAATGGCAGAGTAAAAGGAACCACTCGACGATTAACAGACTCTAAAGATTTGTATAATGCTATCGAAATGTATAATAATGGAGAAGTCCTAGAAAAAATTGGGATACTCTATAACATTACACCTAGAGGATTACAGCAAAAGTTTATAAAAGCTGGTGTAAAAATGAGAACGTTAACAGAATCCGCAAATCTCCCGACAACCTATGAGAGAAAGAAAGATACCAATTTAAAAAATTGGGGGGTTGAAAATCCTACTCAGAGTTCTGTTATATATGACCGAATAAAAGCAACCAATGTTAAAAAATATGGCGTTGAGTATGTTATGCAAGACACTGATATATTTCAAATGGCTACAAAGAATGCTCACCGATTTAAATTTGCAACTATTCATGGTAGACTATTCACCCACTTACAAGGATATGAACCGCAGGGTGTAATTTATTTGATTGAACAGATGGGAATTGGTGTAGATGATATCCATACTGGAAGAACAATTCCCAAAATTCAATATTCCTTTGATGGTAAATCTAAGATATACTTTCCAGATTTATATATACCATCAAAAAACCTTTTGGTTGAGATTAAATGCGATTATACTTATAATAAAGAATTGGAAAAGAACAAAGCCAAACGAAAAGCTGCTTTAGAATCCAAATATGATTACCTCACCATCATTTTCAACAATAATGGGAAAGATATCTCTAAAATATTCTAATATAAACTAAATAATAATACAACATTATGAAAAAGAAAGATCAAGAATCAATTGCTAAGTTATATATGGAGAACAATGCTGCTTCAATGTCTGTACAGGAAATTGTAAATTCTAATATAAGTTCTGCATTAGATCAACTTCAATCATCAGATTTTAATGGGCGTTCACTTTTAGCTCATATAGAAAACATATTTGACACATTAGATGAAAATAATATACAATATGATCCATATGAAGTAGAACCTCTAGTTATCGAATATATTAGATCAAATCCTTCATAAATTTTTAAACAAAACGTTAAACTTCAAAATAGCACCTTTACCACAGGTGCTATTTTTCTTTATGAAAGAATGTTTTATCTCATCAAGACCACAATGAATACATAATTCATTGAAATCTTTGAATGTCTTAAACTTCTCAGGCCAAATAAAAACACATTCTCCCATTTCTAATAAAACTTTAGTCTTTTCTTTAGCTGTTTTGTCAATCCACTGGTTATCTAATACCCATATTTTATTATAAAGCTTCAATTCTTTTAATTGTTCTACTTGGATTGACGTAAATCGATGTTGTCCTTCGTTGATACCCGCTACAGCTACTCCATTACGCACAAAACAGGCATCCAGCGGTCCTTCGAATATAAATACGTCATCTAGTGAAGGGTCTACCCTTTCTATCCCAAAAATTGATTTATCGGAGTTAATTTTTGATAAATAATTTGGTTTTTCATCCCATTTAACAAGTTTTCTGGTCTGATAATGAATAAATTTACCAGAAGTATCTAAAAATGGTATAACTAATCTATTTTTATGATTAAAATCATTTAAAGATATATAAAATGCGCTTGGTTTATTGATTGCAGTGTCTAATCTACGCAATTTTAAATAATCTAAAGCAGTTTGAACTATATTATTATCTTTATAATACTCTAATTGAATAGAATCGAATAAATTAATGCAATCATCTGGTAAAGATGGGCTTTTTTTAACTTTAACAGACTCGTTTATTGACATCACATCCAATAAATCATAAGAATCATCTGATATTTCACGACAAATTTCATCATACTTCATTCCAGATACTCTCATAATCCACTTTAAAGGATTACTACTCCAACCGCAGTTATGACAATAAATTAAATTGTTTTCTGGGATATAAAAACAACGTTTTTTCTTACCAAGGCTTTTACCTTCTTTGCAAATAGGACATGAACATTGATAGGTATCGTTATACCTATTGTGTTTTGGATAGAATCCCAATTCAAAAAACTTAGTAACTACATAATCTGTAGGTAGTTCTTCAAATTTTTTGGTTTTCTTTATGTTGAGTCCTTGCAATATTGCGGACAAATTTTGGGAGTCTTTCAACATACTCAAGTATACCTTCATTTAATGCAAAGTCAAACTTATCAAATGGCACTTTTTGATTTTCCATCAATGGAGATGCTAAAAAGTCATAGCATTCTTCATTTTTTGATATCAAGATGAACATCTGCCCAGCATAATCTCCAGTTTGTACAGCATATACACTTCCAAATTTTGGACTTTTTTTAAAAAAGTTAAACAAAAAGTTAAACATAATCAACCTTCCATTATTTTTTTATTCATGAAAATACCAAATTCTTCTATAAATGCATTATCTAATGCTGATTTATCTAACTTAGATTTACTCATGGTGATTTTAACTGGATTTCCATCTATATCATATCCTATTAATTTGAAACATGTTAAAAATTCACTCAGGGATGATGTAATAGCTTGATTTAATATTATTTTAGACGGTTTTTTTCTATCGTCTTGTAATTTCAATTTTAATGAATCTATTAAAAGTTTTTTAATCTCTTCATTTGAATAAATGTCATCTCCATCATCCATATAAGTATTTAATGTCACGCAATATTAAACTATAGATTCTTCTTTTTTAAGAAATGTATGGTCATTATATTTTTGAGGAACCATTTTTTCTAATAAAATTGTAATTATAATTTCCATTGAACTGGTTTTTAAATTATAATTTTTAGGAAAGAATGCTCCACCATCATTGATTTCAAACATTAAGTCTCCATTGAATTCTTTGTTTTGATAACATGTAATTATCAAACTTCTGCCACCAGGATCTACCATAACGCTCCACTTTCTAGGATCTTGTTGACCATAATCTCTGAATAATTTAATTGCAATAAATCCAGAATCGCGGAGTCTCTTTAAGAAGTAACTGAATGTTGATATTTTATTTTTATTGTTCATTTGACTAAGCTTGATATGATATAATTTAGATAAACTTTTTCAAAATTCAAGTTTATATTAGCGACTCCGATCTTTGTATTTATTTTAAAATTAAAATCACTATTTTCTGTAAATGTCAAAAGACGCAAGTTATCAAGATTAATAATAAAATCATCCAATTCAAAATCCACAGAGCCTGATGTGATTGATAAAACATCACTATTTGCCGATGTTTTATCTTGTAAATTCCAATACAATTCACCATCCTTTGTATATATGTACAATTTATTAGTATCAGAAAATGCTGAATTTGTTTTTAATAAATGTTTAATGAAACTTTTAGGAACATTAAAATCTATATCATAAGATATACTCTTAATTTTCTCTAAACTCATTTTTGTTTTTGCAATGAGTCCATCTTCATAAAGATGATATTTGAATTTTATTTGTTTACCTCTGTATTCTAGATTATTATTGTTTAAAGTTAAAACAATATCATCCGAACCATCACACATTTTCAAAGCACTTGATAACTTTGAAACTGAAGGGATATTCAATACTTTATCTTCATCAAAATCAATTTCGGTTCGTCCCCACAATATCAAAGATGCGTCTTCGCTATTTGATATGAAATAAATTCCACCATCCTTAATATTAAGAATGGCGGTATCATTTATTTTGGATAATGATTCTAATAGAAAAAGAAAGTTACTTTTGTTAAGCGTTATTTTCTGATTCATTTTGAATTAATTTAATTAACTTATCAAATTTTTTGTTTAAATCTTCCAATATTTTACTTTGCTTTTTCAATAAATCATTCGTCTTTTCTTGTTCAGATTTATTGAATTTTAATTCTAATTGATTTACATCCACTTCAACTGCTGGAGGTTGTGGTATATATTGGTTAGGCAATGGTAGAATCTGTGGTTCAATATGTTGAGGTTGAACTGGTGGTTGAATATATTGAGGTTGCGGCACTTGAGAGCTTCTAAAGTCTCTCTCAAGTGCCGTTTTAATTGCTCCTGATATCCCTCCATCTCTCATACCATCAGTTTTTGTCTGTTGGTCATTGAAATACATTGAATCTATTTCTTTGCCTAGTGCAAACATAGGCCCAGCGAATTCAATCAATGCTTGTTTTTCTTCAGGACTTAACATATTCAACTATCGAGTTCATTTAAGAGTGCGTCAATTTCATCATCGACATCTTCAACTGGTTGTTTTGTTTTTTTAACTTCTTTTTTTGCAGGAAAGTTAAATGGAATTTCATCTTCTTCATCTTCATCATCAAATTTTGATGTTGATGGTTTAGAAGTAACCGCTGGTGACTTTGATCTTTCAGATTCTGATGATTTTCCAAAGAAATGTGTATTTAAAATTTCATCAAGCTCATCAAAAGTTTTGATTGGATAAATTTGTTCAAGATCATGAGCCTTTGAATAAATTTCTTCAATTTCTTCGTCATCAAGATTTAAGGTTGGCTTATTATAAAAACCAGATGATTCAAATGTGGTATAATCCCCACGACCTTCTGCTTTGATTTTCAAATTAGCACCTTCTGGTCCAAGATCAAAAATACGAGCACCGAATTCATCAGCTCCATCGCCAGTTAGAGCATCATCGATGATCTTTTTGATTTGAGGTCCAATCTTTAAAACTTTAACAGTTCCGTTATTGTCTGGATTTGATGGATCATCAATAACATATATATTAACAAACCAGTTTTCTTTACGACGAATGATTTTACCAAGTTCTTTTTCAGCTGGATCTTCACTCTTGATAAGCTTCCAGAATGTTTCTGTGATTGGATCACGATCATTAAATGTTTGAAGGGATAGTGTTGAAATATAACTACCAGTTACTTTACTCTTCCAACCATGAGTATAATGATGGAAGAATGTCTTTTCTGGATCTTCCAAATTTGGAATTAACCTGATTGTGTATGTTTTCCCAGCTGGGAATTTCATTACATTTGCGAATGCACTGTTTCCAGATGATTCGTTTGTTTTATTGAGAGTATCTTTGATTTTCTCAAACATACTCGCGTTGAATTTAGTTTTGCTTGTTTTCATAGAATTATTGAATGATTTTTTTAATTATTTTAATTGTTAGTGTTAATATTGTCAGGCCAAGTATCATTAATACAAATATAGTTGCTGCTAGAAACCATATAGGGAATATTATCCAACCCCAACTTACATTTAGTATATCAACCAGTTTTAAAAAAGCAAGGAAAAAAGTCAAATATATAGAAAAATTTATTAATTTCATTGTTTTTTTAGATTATGGTTAATTTTATCGATTGCTTGTTTTCCAAATGTTTTTAATTTTTTGGATGACTGAAATTTGTTTCTGGTTATTTGAAATGTTTTCCAAAAATCACCAAACGCAAAATTCAGTATGTCTGAATCTACATCAATTTTTGAAAATGTCAATGTATGCAGTGTATAATAATTGATTTTATGATTTTTTAAATGTTCTATAAATGATGGCAATGTTCCTGTTGCGTGTGTTTTGTATTCTTCTAAAGATATATCGTTTTCTTTGCAAAAGGAAAATATAAATTTTAAAGAGTTTGAAAATCTCACAAGAGATTCTGAAGAATCTGGATCTTCAGAATTTAAAGTTTTCATATAATTAGTATAACATGTAACTGCCTTTAAAGTTATATAATATTCCAAAGTGTAGTATGTTTCATCTGGATATATTTTATAAGGTGCTATAAAAAAATAATCAATATTTACATTTTTATTAGAATTGAAAAATTTTTCAAGCTTATTAAGAATAATTATTTTTTTTTCATCTAAATTATCAAAATTTTGTTTTTGTTTGAATGGTAAATTTTTTACCTTTCTTGATATAGCCAAATGAGAATTATAAATTCGTTTTTGATTATCGTTTATTTTTGACATTCTTTTTATTTTTTTTACAACTGTTTAGATATTTCGTAACATACTTGCTTTTGACAAGGCTTGGATCGAATTCCAAAAATATCTTAACAACTTCATAGTCAGTGTCAATACATAAAATATCTTTTAGCAAAGTTTTCATTTTTTCATGTTGTAATGTATAAACAAACACATTCTGAACAGACATTTTTTTTCCTTGAATATTCATAATGAATGTACAGTAGCACATGAACAGATGCATCTGTTCAGTTTCGATAAGTGAGGCATATGGAGGTTCAGTCATAATTCTATTAATGTTGTTGTAAAATCTAAAAACTTTTGAGTAATCTTTCCACCCGATGAATTTAAACTTCCACCACCATTGCAAAGATTTTCTGCCATGAATTTAATATCAGCTGATGAATTTTTATTTTTTCTAAAGGAAACAAATTGAGTATTCATGTTCACAATAACTGCAATTTCACAATCATAATTATTCAATATTGAATTCGCTATTTCATTTGCGCTTCCCTTTGCAAAGGTAGCAATTACTGAATTTCCTTTGTATTCTCCTTGATATAAACATAAGTTTTCAAGTTCCGAATTTAAATCTCTATAAAAAGATGCTGATAATTTTAATTCTGATTCAGATAATTCTTGATATCCTGACCAAAATTTATTAACAAAATTATAGAATCTATTATTGCCACTTTTTCTAAAAAGACCATTTAATATTTTGGCTTCTTTAGTTTTTAATTGATAGCTATTGTAATCATCTATGAAAATTATTAATTTTTTAAGATTTGCTGAAAATTCAAACTTATCTTTAAATTTTTTATATAACAACTTAACACACGATGTATTATCTTCATGTATTAGTGTTGATTCATGAACAATTATATCTTCTTTTTTATCAGATACTATAATAACCTTTGAGTCATCAATTTTATTGATTACATTTTGATTTAAGGGTATTCCTATAATAAAAATTTTATCATACTCTTTTGATTTTTCATCAAACCACTCGGTATATTTTTTTTCAAAGTCTCCAAAAAATATACACTGATAATCAAAATTTGATTTGTGAAATATATTACCTAATGTAATAGTTGATCCCACTCCATCTAAATCACAATTTGTCCATAAGAATACATTCATGTATTATATGATTTAATTCAATTTGAAAATTTTTCAAGTAATGATAAATCTTCATCATTAATCATCTGATCTTCCTCTTCTGATTGTGTGATAGTTAATGTCGAATAATCAATTTTCATAGGTTGTACCATTCCTCTTGGACCGTATCTATTTTTCATCATTCCAAGTCTAATCAATCCTAATTCTTGATCTTCTTCGTTTTGAAAGATGGAAACGATAACATCCGCTGTAGCTGCCAAACCTACTGATTCTGAAATAGTAGCTAAATCTGGATTATCTATATTGAATCCAGATTTGTTTAGTTGAGTTGCACTGATGATAGGACATTTAAAAATATAACTCATTGCTCTAACCTGTTCACAAATATATTTCACTCGTTCATATGAATTAGAACCAATTGTTGAATGTAAAAGATTAACATAATCAATTACAATAGCGTCCACACGTTCTCCAGAATCTTGAAATTTTTTAACAAATGCTGTTAATTGTTTTGGAGTTATCGTGCTTGGTGGAAATTCTTTAATGAAAATTTTCCCTTCTGGTATTTTATCTTTTTCAGTTTTTAAGAAATGTTTTAAAGATTTACAAGATGATTGAAATTCCTTCAATGGTATTTTTGTTATATTTGAGCAAATTCTTTTAGCATATAACATTTCACTCATTTCCAATGAAACTAAAAGAACGGTCTTGTTCTGTTTTGCTATATTTGCAGCTATATTTCCGAGAAAAATACTTTTACCAATGTTTGTTTGACCAGCAAAAATATACAATGATTTACCATCCTCTCTAAACCCTCCATTCATCGCATCATCTAACCATTCCCACTTGGAGGGGATTACTTTTTCTACATTATTAATATCATCAATGATACGATCACTATCTGAAAAGATTTCCAAACCATTATCAGTTACTAACTTTATATTACATGACTTTTCGAATTGTTCAAGAATATTTGAGGTATCAACGACACCTTCAGACACATCATTAGCGACTTTCAACAAAGTGTGATATACGCTTTTTTCTTTTAAGAAAATTTCAGTATTTTCATATAGTTCATCAATATCTAAATTCTTATCAAGATCTTTAAAAGATGAAACTAATTGTTTGAATCCTTCTTTTAAATTATCATCAACCAAATATGATTTTATTTCAGTTACACTTGGTAGTTTCTGTCTTTTATCATAAAAGTTTCGTACTATTTCAAAATACTTTGAAATTCTTTTATCTTCGAAATATTCTGGGTTTATATAGTCTGCGATAGAATTTAAATAAGTCGCATCAATTAAACATTGTCGTGCTAATATTTTTTCAAAATGTTCTAAATTAAGATTCATATTTATTTAAAAACCACTGTTCGGCTGCTTTCCACTCATCTGTAAATTCTTGCAGTCCTGGAGATTCGTGTGTTATGCAAATGCCTCCTACCCCCACTCGATGGCCTATCTTATGACAATTTAAAGAGAAGTCAAGATCATAAAAATGAGCCTTGGCAGGATTTGAAGTATCGAATCTGACACTTTCCATTACCTTTCTGTTCATTGCCATAAAAACACCATCCAACATGACAACCCTGTGTGGGTAAGGTCCAAAACTTGTCATATTTTTATAGTTGCCAGTTCCATGAGCTACTGCACCATGTAATTTACCACCACCGAATCCACCTCCCATAATGTGCCATAACGCTGGGCTTTGTAAATTTATTTGAGATGTTCCAGCAACACCTATCAAATCATAAGTTTCAAATAATTTAATTAATTTTGGTATTGGATCATATTCCAACCAAACATCATCGTGGACTAATACCAAACCATCCCAATTTTCTTCTAAAGCTTTATCTATAGCTTTATTGTAAGCTTTTGGCAATCCTGTATTGTTGTTTAAATCAAAACTAATGTCTATATCTAAATTTAATTCTTTTATGCTTTTTAGCAAAGATGTGTCATTTGGATTAAGTTTTCTGGTAGCTGAAAAGAAAGCAATTCTCATATTTTAATGATATCACCCCTATTTAATTTGTCAATTTGCTAAATATATTCATGAATTTGTTTAATTTTGAATATTTTACTGAAAGAGCAGAAATATTGAATGAGATGGCTAGACCCTTTGTTTTATTCGGTGCTGGAACTCCCGCTAATGTAAAATATAAAGAATTAATGAACCAATTGGTGGAAGAATACCCAGGAAAACAACCCACATCTTATAGAATTACATTAGATAAGTATTTCTTAGATAAATTTAATGAAAAATATGAAATTTATAAATTTTCAAAACAACAGCTTTCAGATTATATTGAGTCTAATTTAAAAAATATAGCTTCTGTAATGTTTGATGATGAAAATGCTTTAGATTTAAGTGATGAAGATATACAAAATTTTGAATTAAATTCTGATTCTTCTTTAATTGGTGATATTTTATATCATTTTGAAAACAAATTAAATAAAAAAGATTATAAAGCATTTATTAAGAATTTTTCAACCACTGTTAAAAATAACAATAAATTAAAAATGTCTTTAAAAATGATAAAGACCTTAATTTCTGAAGATGAAGATGAATATGTTTTAAGTGGAAATGAAATTGTTAGATATGAATCAGATGGCGCAAGTGATGCAACTGCAACTAGATCTACTATAGAAAAAGTATCAGATGAATATAAAGAACAATTTAATAATAAAGATTTTATTAATTCTTTAGTTGCGGAAGATGCTATAACATATGCTGAGACAGCATCAGAAAGATCAATTAGAACAAAGGGAATGGAAAAGGCTAGAGTTGAAACTACTGGTATTCGATTTAAGGAGTTTTCACAACTTGAAAATTATTTAAAACCTACTTTGAAAGAATTAAATCGTGACATGCATAAACGAAATATAAGTTTAGGTAGAGGAGGAAAGGGAGGATCTAAACAAGAATCAGAAATTTCAGATTCACAGGAATCTGATATCGGATTACCTTTTTCAACATTATATATTGATAATATCTTAGATATATTATCCAGATTAATAGCAGAAAGAAAAAAATTACCAACAGGAACCTCAAATGATATATGGGGAAAGAGAGATCAACAATTAGAAAAATCTAATATTATAATAAAGCCTGAATATTTAAATTATGAAATTTCTGTTCCAATGCAATTAATAAAATCATTTTCTTCAAAGGAAATTGAAGATGTATATACAGCATTTGAAAATATATATGATAAATTTGAAAAAGATCAATTTGAATATACAGAAAATGATTTATCTAAATTAATAGATCGAGTTAAAGATAAGAATCCAAAATTATCTAGTCTTTTAGAATTTTTCAGAACATCATTAACTGGAGTTGAAAAACAAAAAAATAAAATCGAACAAGATCGAACATTTGTTGGATATGATGATGATTTAATTAGAAAGTATTTCCCAGATACTGAAAGTGATGAATTTAAAAACTTTACAAATTGGTACAGTGCTAAAACAAAATATGAAGAAAAATTAAAAAACGATCTTTTAGAAAGAATAATTAATTATTTGGCTAGTATGAAAGAACAAATGACATCAGTAAATGATGAAAAGGAAATGAGTAGTGGTTCTTCTGATATATTAAATAAATTACAAACTTATGAAAATAAGATTCGCAGTTTAGAAAAGACATATAAATACAGACCAACCGAACAATTAAAAAATGAAATTGATAACTTAAAGGAAATCGTAGATTCTATCAAATCTAAATATAATCCCGAACAGGATGAAGAAGAATACACCATAAATTATATGACCGAGCAGGTCAAAAAAGATAAATTAACGAATATGAGTGGTGATTTTGTAGAACGAGGATTTAAAAAACCAATAAATTATTGGCATTGGACTCAACTAAATGAATAATAAAAAGCCCCTCTTAATGAGGGGCTTTTTGTTTTAATCTTCTATTTCTTCTTCGTAATCTTCTTCTAGATCGTCTAGCGGAATTTCCCCAACTTTATTTCCATATGACCATTCTCGTTTCAAACGAGATTCAAGTTCTGGTAACAATTTATCCCAAATTTCATCTTTCTTTCTCCAAGATTTATAAAAGCCTAATTTTTCACCAGTCCAATCGCTGTATGTTGCTCCATTAGCAACAACTACACCCATTTCTTTCATGATGTCAAGTAAACCAAAATACTTGTCCAATCCTGTGGCGAATGAAAGATACATCTCACCTTCAAGATATTGTTTAATGAAACGATTCTTAACAGTAAGTGCTCTAATAATAACACCAGAGTAACTTTTCTGTCCAGCTGCTTTAGTATCTTCGATTGTTTTACCTCCATCATCTTTTACTGGCTTTCTAGCTAATTGAATGGTTACAGAAGGCAAATAAATTGATGCTTTACCTCCAGCAATATTCTTTTCAAGTGTTGGATACATCTGACTGGGATCATCATATACATGATTTGTCATCAAAATGGGAGTTTTAGTTAATGTAGACATATTTGTACATGTCTTCAATAAACTTTTAATGCTTTTGGCAAAAGTTCCCATATCTGATGATGTATTTTCTTTATCCATTCTACTAAGTTCTAGTTCACTTTGTAAGTTGGCTAATGAATCAATCGCAATGATGAATTTACCTTCTAAACCTTTTTCCTTTACGGATTTTAATAGTTTATAAATTGAGTTTCTTGTATTTTCAGCAGTTTGAACATTTACATATTTTACTTTACTGGTATCAAGACCCATTTTAGAAGCACTTTCTTCATCAATAGCACCTTCTGTATCATAAATTACAACTTGCATGCCCTTTTTTTGGGCATTTGCTAAGATTTTGAGAATGAACCCCGTTTTAAAGGTTTGACTCGGACCAGCAAATTGAGTAACTCTGCCTCTAGGAACACCACCATACAATGAACCAGAGATCAGTGCATTTAATACCATTGATCCAGTGTCAATCCAATCATCAATTCCAGTTATTTTACTGTCACTGAGATATGATGAGTATGGTGTAATATCATCGATGCTGCTTAATACATCATCAATGTCTTTTTGACTGCTGTTTTTGGCCATATCAAAGATCGTTTATAGAGATAATTTTTGGGCTGTTTTGCTGTGTTGTTTCTTGCGGTGTATTAATTTTTTGATATTGAGACACGATACGTTCATCTAATTCAACATCAGCGATTGCGATATTTGATTTGGTATATGTCCAGATATTCTTTTCACGACTTTCTTTGCTGATGAATTCAAAAAAGAAGAGTGGAAATGTTTGAACTTGAAGTTGTCCTGATGCTTCTGGTTGAACATGAATAATGACTGGATTATTGATGCTGACGGTGTTTGTATCTTCAGCTGCAAGAATACCCATGATTGTTCTTCCGATTTGGTCTTGTATTACGATATGTTTTTCTTTCATATAGATCAATTTATCATATATTATAACGAAGTCAACATCTTTCGATGTTCTTTTAAAATTTCATTAAATGCTTTGCCGACATTGTGTTTTTTTGATGCTAAAACAATAAAACGTTTCATCAAAGCTTCAAAGGTTTTAATAATCAAAGCGTGTCTTTTACTAAATTCTTTATGTTTTGTATATTTTTTACCAAAAATTATATCTTCAAATATTTCTAATGTATAGCCCATGCTATCAACAGATATAGCTTCAATTTTTCTTTCTATTATTTGTTTTTTTGGCGGTGGTCGTTTTTTAATTTTTAAAATTTGTAAACGCAACTCTTCCATTTTTGGATTCATAAATGAGCCTTCATCTAAACCCTGTAGAGCATTTGATATTTTTTGATATGCTTCATTTTCAGCAACATCCAATCCCTTATTATAAGCTTCGTTTGCACTAATCATTGTGTTTCTTCTTGTTTTGTTTTATTTCTAGGTTTTCCTAATTTAACTAATCTCATTTTTTCTATAGGTTCCCTTATTATAAGCTTCTTGCGCGGTCATATAATTAATTTTCTGAAAAGAAATCTAATAAATCAACTTTAACATTCTCGTTTGGCTTTCTTAAAATCCAACCAACAGCTTCATAAAAAAATTCAATATTTCTATACATTAAATTTTCAAACATTTTTTCATAATCAATTTCAAATTCTTTTTTAAATTCTTCGGGATAGTTACCACCATATCCAACAACGTTAATATTATATCTGTTTTGCTTTTTAACATTAATATATTTGATTTTATCACCCTGTTTTAATTTTGGATATTTTCCACTTAATTCCAACTTATCTAATAATACATTGTGATAATATGCAGCTTTCATATGTTCCTGCATTCCTTTGGAAATTTTTTCAAAACCATCACATTCATTAATATACTTATCAAAGGTATTGATACCACTTATTCTGGATATCATTTCATGAGGTAGTGTTTTAAAAGTTTCATAAGCTTGATTGAATAGATCATCAGATGTAATTTTATTTTTATCAATAATCATACTTTCTATAATCTCTTTCAAATACGGTTTTAATTTTTTTGGCATTGTTGTTTTAACGACGGAAACGCCTTTGTATTTAAATTTATCTACTTTGAATCCTTCATCATCGATCATATGAAGAACATAATATTTCTTCTTTAAGAAAATGCCAGAATCGCATATAGTTTCTCGTTTAAAAACAAAACGAGGATCTATACTTTTTAAGTCTTCTTTAGCCCAGTTTGTCATTTCTGTGTTTATATAATTTTCAATATAATCACAGAAATCTAAAAAATCTGAATTGATATTTCCGTTTTTATAAATCGGTATTCCCTTTTTATCTAAACATTTTAAAGAAACATATGCTGAATTATGTATAAGTATTTCGTTAGCAAAAAACCAAGGATTCTCCTGATCTTCCATTTCTATGTCGTATACATATTCATCTTGGAATTCTTCCAATTCTATAACTTCGAAATCTTTATATTCAATATTCATGATGTTCTATTTAAATATCGTTGTAATGATTTTATCACCTATATGATATTCTTTCGGTGAAATCCTAATCAACTTATTATTTCTCATCACCATAAGTCCATGATCTTCCGTCATTATAATTTCTCTATCTCCGCATTTAATTTTAAATTTTCTTTTCGACACGCGATGACGAAATAATCTCCTAACTTTTGAAAATTCGGGAGATTTGGTTCCGTTCTTAGAAGTTAATATTTTTAACGACTCAACATCTAATAATTCATGTCCATGTTTGGTTAGTTTAATAGTTTGTTTTGAATATTCTTCGTTCCATAATTCATCGATTCTCTTATTGCCTGATGTAGTATGTAGTAAAGTATCCCCAACAAAACTATCAGTATCATTGTATATAATACAATTATTCAATTCCATTTCTGATAAATCTGGATACTTTTCACTTAATGATTTTTTGAAAATTTCATTTGAATTCTTAATAACAGCCTGTCCAGTCAATGTTACCGAAGATGCAATATCATCATCTCCCATTGGAGCGTATGCATTTCCCATATATCCATACAATGAATTTAAGTTAATCTTATATGCATATTGAATAGAGTCATATCTATTCTGTTCAGATTGAATGAAGGATCTTTCTTTTTTAGAAAGAGTTTTATCTTCTTTTAATTTTGTTTTACAATCTTTCATGGCTTTTTGCATTTTCTGCCTCTCAGAATATAACCAATCTAGATATTCGGGAACAATTCCTTTTCGTTTCTGAGAAAATAAAAACCCAGCTTTTGTAAATGCTACTTGTTCAGCCTTGATATAATTTTCAAATTTTTCTTTATCAAATTCATATACCCTGCCTGTTACATGATAAATTTTATATGTGTTTTCAAATTCTTCATATCTCCCAATTTTGGTTTCTGGTGATAGATTCAATGAAATCATAACACTTGGGTATAGAGAGTTAGCATCAAAACTCACCAGATTTTCAGATATACCTCGTTTAGGCTCTCTAACATACGCTCCTGGATTTTTTCCAATTTTTATAGGTCTAATAAAGGTTGGAATTCTTTGATTTCTTTTTCGTGCTTGGACAGCTAATGCACCGTTCATAATAGGAACGGTATCGATGGCCTTTTCGATATTAGTAAGTCCTATGTTTGCAAGGAATCTCAATGTCTTCATATATCGCAACTCATCATCCAATTTCACGAGAAGCTCTACATCCAGAATGTTATAGTCCACAAAGGTTTTCCAATCTCTAATTGAAAGTTCCCACAACTGACCTTCGTATTCTATTTTATTTTTACCAAGTTCTACTTCCGCAATGTAATCCAATTTATATGATTCCTGCTTATCAAGCTTAAACTTTTGATATAAAACCATGTAGTCAACTGAAGACACTCCTTCAATAACAATTTGAATCGGGGGTTCTCCAAATTTAACTTTCTTTTTTACCTTCTCATATATTCTACCAATAGGAGATAATCTCTTTTGCCATTCTTCATCTAATACAACAGCTATTCGATTTACTATATAAGGTATATCGAATCCAGAACTATTCCATCCAGAAACTACATCTGGGTAATCAAGTTCCCAAAATTTAATGAAAGTTTTTAATAATAATTCTTCACTTTTACAATGAATATATTTTATTTTTTTATCTGTAATATGGGAAGTATCGAAAGGTTTTAATCCGAACGTAACATAACGCTCTTTTATAGAATCATAACAAGTTATTAGATTGATTATATCTTCTGGATTTTGAATATCTGGAAACTTTCCTTTATTACTAAAAGTTTCAATATCTATAAACATCACTTTGAGTGGATGTTTAGAAAAATTCTCATCATTATTTTGATGCCAATAATTATCAATAAGAAATTGCTGCGCTGGTGGTAAATTTTCAAATATTCTTTTTATATTTGAATCTTTTAAAAATTTATTTCTTTCAAATCCAGAATCAAATTCTCTTTTTGTAATGTTAGTTTTAAATATGCTTTCTTCTTCTCCGTTTGGTTTTTCCAAAAACAGATAAGGATTAAAATCTAAATCATATTTTACACGATTACCATCAGCATCCCATGAAAATAAATGGACACATCTTTCTTTATTATTGTAAACGCAATTTCTGTACACTAAAGTAAGTAAACCATCATTTTTCCAATTGTCAATTAAACTTTGGAATATATTTTCTAGCTAAAGAACCGTAAGGTGTTTCAAGTGCTTCCATAAAAGCTCCGATATTTTCTGGTAGTTCTAAAAATCTAGATTCTCCAATTTTACGAAGCTCTGGGATCAATTGATAATATTTTGATCTATTTTTCCAATTTAATAATTGTTCAACTTTATTTTCCAAATCTTCCCCAGTCTTAAATTTTAAGACATCGAGAGCATTTTCATATGTTGTCATGTCTTGAACAAGGCAAGGAATTCCCAAACAAGCAGCTTCAATATATTTTATATCAGATTTGCTTCTATTGAAAGAATTGTCTTGAAGTGGAGCTAAAAACAATTGAGCATTCAAGCTATTTAAAAAGTTAGGATATTCAATCAATGTTTTCCATGGATGAAATTCAATTTTTCTATTTTCAACCAAATGTTTCAATGGTGGAGGCACAGCTCCTATGAAAACAAATTGATACTTGTCAACATTTTTAGAAATAAACTCTACAACATGAGTGAAATCGTCTTGTTGATTTGTTTTATTATGAACATCGAAATGAGCACCAGAACCTGAATATACAATTCTGGGTTTCTTTTTATTTTTTTCAAAATTATCAATAACTTTACGATAATTAAATTGATGACCAATCCACCAATATGGTGGGAAGTTGGGTATGACTGAAATTTCCTGTTTTCCAGTTCTTAACTTATATAAATCTCTCATATGTTTACAGGTAACTGTGACTTCATCTGCCATGTTGATCATATCAACACAATTTTGACGAATTTCATCACTGTCAAACGCTGGTTTGTATATATTGTAATCTGGAATATCTTCTCTAAAGACAACATCATCAACCTCATATATAATTTTAAATCCAATATCTGGTTGAATGCTTTTTAAGAATTCGACAAACATTTTTTGTTCTTTACTCGCCTGTCTTTGAAGTTTGATTGTTTTTATATCTCGATACCACTCCTTTTCAAAAATCATTTTTGTCATGGATGTTGAATCTCCCATATTAGACATATTAATATGAAGTTCTGGCCATCCTATTCTCCATTGCCCACATCCCTGACGGTCTGCCATGAAGTTGAGATACCTAGATGGTCCTGTAGGTGCTGCATGAACTGGTTGTGTATTAACAACTACATTATTAGAAAATGGAGTTGTTGGGAACGGAGATGGAAATGCGTTTACAAACATATAGTGTAGTTATATTTTAAAAATTAATTGTCAATTAGTTTAATAAACTCTTTTAGTTATTCCGTTCTCTTTTTCTAAGTTTACAATTTCACCATCGATATGTTTTGTAGTTTCTTTTCTATGTGAAATTGCATATACACTCATGTTATTTTTATTAATTCTATTTTTTAAAACTTTAATTAATAAATCCAAACCGAGTTCATCAAATGCACTATCAAAAATTTCATCATAAAATTCAAGATTGGATGATATGCCGCTAATTTTTCTTCTCATGTCTGAAAAACTTAAAACACAAGCAACATCAACACTTCTTTTTTCAGCTCCAGATAAATTACTATAAGAAAATTCTTTACCTTTATTAGTTGATATATGTTCATCAAAATATTCATCAAATTTACATTTAATCGTCATTCCAAGATCACTTATATATGTTGAAATTGTAGAATTTAACATATCTAGTAATTTTTTTATAGCATAACTTTTAACACCCTCTTCTCCCAATACAAATTTACAAATTTCGTAATCAGAATCCTTCTGTTTGAAAATTTCAAGAGCGTCTTCTTGTTCTTTTTTTCTAATTTCAGTTTTTTGTATGTTTTCTTCAAATGAATCTGTGGATATAGTAGTTTTTTTAAAATCAGTATCTAAATTTTTCAAAGATTCTTCATATTCTTCAAGAATATTAGCGTAATTTATTCTTTTTTGATTATTATCTTTTTCTGTCTGAATACTTTCATTGATTATACCTATGTTTTTTTGAATTTTTGCTTTTTTAGTTAACCATTCTTCCCTTTCTTTATCATTTTCAGTCAATATCAACTTGAAATTTGATAATTTACTTTCTATCTCATCCTTTTTAGAAGTAATATATTGTATATGATCATGTGTTACGTCTTGGAAACACTTATCACATTTTGCAATACCATCTACAGAATTCAGTTTATTTAATTCTTCTTTTAAGTTACTGATATCCTTCGTTAATTCGATTTTTTTTATTTGCAAATTTCCAATTTTACCATCAATTTTATTCCATGCATCTTCTAACTTTAGATATTGCTGTTTTAATTCATCAATATTTTTATTTTTTGGTAATTCTGAAATTTTTGTTTTAGTATTTTGAATTTTATTATTAATTTCATTCTTTCTAGTATTCAAAAACTCTTCATGTTCTTCTGTTTGCTTTTGTATACTAATCAATTGATCTTTATAAACATTAATTGATGTTTTTAATTCCTCTGTACGAGCGTTTGATATATTAATATTATTCTTATTCTCACTTATATCCTTTTTAAGGTCTTTTAACATCAATCCAAACACCTCTATATTAAAAATATCTTCAATAAATTTGCGTTTTTCTGCCGCATTTTTTAACATGAATGGCGTTGTATCACTTAATGTCATTATATCGCAACTTTTATGAATTATTGAGTTAGTTCCAAGCAAATCGCATATATATTTGTTAGTATTTGCAATACTATCTCTTGTTATATCTTCATCACCTTTCCAAAGTTCAACTTTTGTCGGTTTAACCTGTCTAACTATTTTATAAGATTGTGTTTCTGTTGAAGATTCGATACCAAACTGTAATTCAACACGCCCTTTACCTTTCGTTATGTTGTTTACAATATATTCATTCTTAATTTTACCAATTGTTTCTCCAAAAAGTGCATAAAAATATGCAGACATGACAGAACTTTTACCAACTGCATTTTTTCTGTCTGGGTTATCTATGTTTTGCCCAGTTATAAGATTTAGACCTTTATTAAATTCAATTTCAATTGTATCATTACCAATACTGAGGAAATTTTGTATTATTAATTTGTTATATCTAATTTTTTTCATTAGTTTTTATTATTTTTGTATAATTCTTCGTTAATTTTTTTAACTCTTTCTAATTGATCTTCATCTAAACCTAATTGTTCATAAAATTCATCAAACATTTCTTTAATATTGATAGAATCTACACTTTCAACATCATTTAATGACTTATTAATGACATTATAGTCTATAGTTAATTGCCATGGTTTCAATTTATTGAGTAAATTTGTCACTTTTTCTAACTTAACATCATCAACTTCTTCATCAACCACTAATTTAACGATGTTATTTTTGATACTATCAACATCCAATGATTTTATTTTACTGATATACGTTTTTACAAACTGTGGAGACACTTCATTTTTAAAAAAATCAAGAGAACCACTCTCTACATCAAGAATATGATATCCTTTTATATTTGCTTCATCTGAAAAATCCAAAGGAAAGCAACTTCCAACATAGTGTATGTTACCTTCTTTGTATTTTTTACTGTTTCTGTTGTGAAAATGTCCAGAAAATATGGCATTTGTAGCATTTGAAAGCATATGCAATGGGTTTAAACCATGATTACACACTGTGTAATTGTTCATTTTGAATGTTTGTATTTCAAAATGACCAAAAATATAATCATATGAATTGTCTGGAATATTATTATTCCAAGGAACCATTAAAAATCGCTTATTAAATGCTTCAAATTCTAAATTTTTATCAATTAATGTGATATTGTCATAACCACGGACCAATCCTAGACTGTGAACATCACTTCTATTCTTGTAATAAGCATCGTGGTTCCCAATAATCATAAAAAGATTAAAATTTTTAAAATTTTCTATAATTTGTGAGGCAATGTGGATAGTTTGAACACTAATTTCTGTTCTATTATCAAAAAAATCTCCTAAAAATAATATATCCTTTATTTTCTTTTGATTTAATTCATTTATAATCCAATCCGTCCATTTTAAAGCAGTATCATGCCATTTTTCTGAATTTCCATACACTCCTAAATGTAAATCACTGAAAATTGCAACATTTGTTTTCTTTATCATAATAATGGTGTGTTATTTCAACAAATTAATTAAAATTTTCAGAAGAATTATCATCATCTAAAAATCCAGATGGTTTTGTGTATACATTTCCTTCAGATTCAATCATATTTTGCTCATATAACATCTGTTTATACTCTTGTAATCCTTCATGTTGTCTGTTTTCTTTCTTTATTCTGTTGGTAAATGCGTTCCATGCTATCTGATTAAAGTAACTAAATGGATTATATCCTGAATCCATGTTGTATTTCTTACCTTCAAGAGCTGAATACATTTTAATAACAGCATCACCGACCATTTCTTCTTTCCAAGATTTTGTATAATTGATAAATCTCCAATTATAACTCAATCCTTCTGCAATTTTAACTACATTAACAGCTAATTCATCTGTCATTTTATCACTCTCGTAATATTCTTGAATTTGTCTTTTAAAATCATTAGAATTTACGTATATACTTGCTTTTATTTCTGGATTAATTTTCATAAATTTATTTGTATTTCTTTATATGATATCTGTTCATCATTATAAATTTGTTTTCTTTCATCAGCGTGATTAGTTGAATATTTTAAATTGTCATATATGTCAAAAATTACAAGTTTTGATTTCTTTTCATGCAACCTCAACCCTCTTCCAATTCCTTGGACTATACGAACAAAACTTTTTCCACCAGAAGCAAATACAATATTGTGTAAATTTTTAATATTGATTCCTGTTGAAAAGATACTACTCATTGCAATACATACTATGTTATCACACTTTTCCATGTTCGCAACAACCCCATTTCTTTCATCTAATTCAACGTCACCTTTGATAAAAACTACATCTTTGTTTTGAATATTATTCAAACAATTCAACAACGCCTCCCCATGTTCAAGGTGATTTACTAAAATCAACGTATTGTTTTGAAGTTTAGAAACAATTTTAAAAATAATATTGTTTCTTTTTTCTGAATTGTACAAATAAGAAAGCTCTGCGAGATAGTCTTCAGTGGGTGTTTTGTTTTTATTTTTATTCTTTTTAGGAATATCTTTAGAACAATGATTGAGTGAAATCATCTTAACAACAACATCAGTTAAAACGTTATCATCCCGTAACTCTTTGCTATTCTTTTCAAATAATAAAGGACCAAAAATTCCCAATATCTTCCATACATCGTATTGATCTTTTGGAAGTGTTCCAGTAAAACCAAATCGATTTGGTGTTTTTATTTTGTTGATTATTTTTGATATCTTACTTGTACCAGAACATCTGTGACATTCATCAACTATAATCAAATCAACATCCTTTATCCATTGGTTTTCATCAAATTTAGATACTAAATTTTCAGAATTAACTATCACAACATCTGAATGTTCTAACTTATTAGTTCCTGTCCATCCCGAATATGAGAAATTAACATTATAAGATTCAAAATCTTTCTGTAATTGAGATACCAATGATATTCCAGGTACTACAACTACAACTTTGTAAGATTGTTTGGTTCTGTTTATCCAAAAATTTTCAATTAAAGACGCTATGCAGAAGCTTTTTCCAGAACCTGTAGCACTTTTAATTGTTCCTCTTCCATATTTTAAACATAATTTGACAATTTCCATTTGGAAATCTCTATGTGGAAATGTGAATCCATCAAATATAGATTCGGTTTTAATTCCACAGTTTAAAAATTGTTTAAATTCTTCAGTATATTCAATATTTGTATATTGTTCTTGAATTAAAATATTGATTATTTCTTTATAAAGACCAAAATCAAACTTCCCAGATTTATCAATTGCATATTTCCTATCTGGAATACGTCTTCCATATTTTTTAGCAAATTTGGCAGCGTCATTTTTAACACTTAATTTGTTTTTTATGCAATAAAACGTGGCCTGATCGCATATGACCAGACCCTTGTTTGTTTTTGCATCGTAATGCAATTTAATCAAAATTAATTAAAGAGTGATTAAGATCACTCGCAATCAATTCAAATTCCTGTATGTGTGGAACTTCTATCATCCTTCTTGTAATTGTATAAATTTTATTATATTTTCAAAATCTTTTGCTATGTATTTTACACAGTCATAAATTCTTTCGAGTTGTTTAAAATTTAATTTTAATTCTTCTATTTGAAGATTTATTTCTTCAACATCGTGACTTTCTTCTATTTTATCAAGTGTTGATTTGTTTATTTTTATTTCTGAATTATCTATTAATTTTTTTTGTAATGTTTTGATTATATATTTTTTTTTCTGTTCAAGTGATTTAATCTCTTGTTCAGTTTCTGATAAAATATTTGCCCAATATGATTTTTCTCCTGGAACTTGATTGAGTTTATCAGCTAAACTGAGCATATCGATATTTGTCGCAAACTCGGAATATTTTTTTGTATAAAATTTTCTTTTTTCAGAATTATTCATAATCAATTATTCTTTTATTATAAATAATAATATGAAAATGTCAAGGATAGATGATGAAAATTTAGAAAATATTTATTTAGAAATGACATCGGTTGGTGTAGTTGGTCCAGTTGCATCCGTTGTAACTGATTTAGGAACATCAAATAAGGACTCTTATGCTCAAGGAAATACTAGAATTCCAAAAGGACCAAAAAAGAAAAAAAATAAACCTCAAATAGCTAGAAGAAATCTATCATTTGACAGTACATTAGATTATCAAACTCCTGAAGTTAAGTCCATTATTAAAAATACTAGAAAATAATATAACACCACTTGACAAATGAAAAAACCATATTACATATGGGTGGTGGGTGGGATTTGATATATATATAATATTATATATAATTATTATTGTATTATTATTATTAATATATAATTATATAATATATGTTAAATTGGATAAATTTACCTGATGAAACTAATAATTTTCATGGCTTTGTATACATTATAAATAATAATTATCCAAACTCAGAAAAAAAATATTATATTGGTTGTAAAAAATTGTTAAAACGATTAAAAAGAAAACCATTAAAAGGTAAAAAAAGAAGTAGAATATCATATGTTGATAATAATGTAAATTCTTATTGGGGAAGTTCAGAAGAATTAAAAAAAGATATTGAAAAATACGGTTTAGAACATTTTGAACGAAAAGTTTTACATATGTGTGAAAATCAATGGGAAATGAAATTTTTAGAAATGTATGAACAAATGAAAAATAATGTATTATTTGACAAATCATCATACAATGGCATAATAAATGTTAGGATTAATTCAGTTCCGAAATCCTTAGAGGAAAAATACAAAAATTTTAAATTTTAAATGCATTTTATCAAAAAAACCACAAATAATTCTACAATTTCATTAATTTTTGAAAAAGAAAACAAAGAAATTGTAGATATTGACTATATTTTTAAAAAAACTAATGATAATTTCTGCATTTATTTGAATAATTTATCATTACCAGTGACATTTGATTTTAAAAACAGAGATAATAAAAAAATTTATATGAATGAGTTTATAAAAACATTTACTCATTATGTGAAATTTAGAGAAAATAATGAAAAATTGTACTTTTATAGCAATCCTTTGACAAAAGATGAATTTAGAAATAAATTAATTTTAAAATTAAAAACATTATTTGGAATAACTATTCTACAAGAATATAAAAGTCTTGAAAATATAGCAACATTATTAGAAATTGGATGTTGCGAAACCGTTACAAAACTCATAAATTTTTTAAATGAAGAGAGAAAAACAAAATCATTCAAACAAATTAAAAAATATTTAGAAAAGCACGGTTTTGTATATCTGAATGATGTTTATTTCAATGATTTTTCCAATAAGCTGTGCTTGTTTACATAAATATTATGTATGAGTAAATTTATTCAATTAATAGAAGATTTTGATCCATCAAATGATAAAAATCCAATCAATGCATCATATGAATTTATAAATTTCTTAAAAAATAATGATATAAAATATGGAAGAGTCAAACCCAACACTTTTTATATTCATGACAAAGCTGATTTGAATAAAGTTTTTGTAATCGAAGTGAAGGATGTTGTTAACACTAAACCATCCGAAGAAGATGGTGAAGTAGAAACCGTTGTGGATACATTAGCTGATACAGATCCAAAAGCGGCTAAAGCAAAACAAGACCGAATGAAAGCCGTTAAAGTTTTAGGTTCCAAGGCTTTACCGAAATATGTTCAAAAAACTACAGAATTATTAAAAGCCAGAATTTAATGAAAAGTAAAACACTACAACTTATAAACAAATATTCTAAAATTCTCAAAGAACAAGGAGAGTTAGAAGGTCAACAGGTGGATGCAACACAAGATATCGGAGCGACTGATGTCGTTGAACCTCCAGTACAACAAGAACTACCATTCACGGCAGAATCTGAAAATGATTATATAATGCAAATGTTATATGCTGCTAAATTTGAACCAACACCTGAGCAAAATACAGAACTTGATAATCTTATTGATAAGATGAAAAGTAAAGAAGTAAAAAATTCAAGATCTGAAATATTGCCAATTATTCAACAAATGATAAGTTCCGAAGTAGAATCAACTCAACTTAGAAATCTTTCTGATCAAATAGATTAAATAATATTATGAATTTTAAATTAAAGGAAAATGGATTGATTTGGGAAAATTATGCCAACATCCCAAGTATGAAAAAAAGACAATTCTCTTCTGATGAATCTGAAGAAAAAAAAGATCATGGATTTGATAGTGAAAAATCAGATCTTAATCATGATGGTGAGATTTCAGAATATGAAAGAACTAGAGGAATGGCTATAGCAAACTCCATGAGTAATGATCCAGAAGACGATGAAGATTTTTATGACGATGATGAGTCAGATGATGGTAAAAGCGTTGTAATGTCTTTTGATACAGCAGAACCAGTTGAAACAGAATATAAAGAAGAAGAACCTGATGAGGACGATCATGAAAGAAATGAAATGATCAAATCTGAAATTAAAAAACTCTGTGAATTTGCAAAAAGATTGGAAAACATGGCATGCGATGCAAATTTTGAAGAGTGGATGGTTGCTAAAATTACCAAAGCTGCTGATTATACTTCAGATGTATACTTCAGAGTAAGTGCAAAGGCGGATTATGCCAATGGTTCTCATGACTATGACGAAGACGAATATTAAAAAATGAAGAGTTTCGAATCATTTTTTTATGAAAAATTAGTTCTTGGATTGATAGAAGATATCCACATAGATGGTATTGGTACGATTTCATCTAAATTAGATACTGGCAATGGAGCACATAATGTATTGCATGGAGAAGATATTGAAATAGATACCAAGAATAAAGTAGTTAGATTTACAACAGTTCATTCAATTTCTTTAGAAAAGGAGCTATTGGATTTGATAACTATAAACATAGGAGCGAACAAACAAGAACGCCGCCCTGTTGTTAATTTTAATTTAAAAATGGGAAATAATGTATATAAAAATATTCCATTCAGCATCGGTAATAGAGCATCAAATATTCATAAAATTTTAATAGGTAAACCATTCATTGAAAATGATTTAAATGCATTAATAGATGTAAGTGTAAATAATGTAGTAGACAAAAATTTAGAAGTTAATATATGAAAAAATACTCACAAAAAGAATTATTAGAAGAAGGTTTCTGGAAGGGCGTTGGAAGTGCCATTAAAGGTGTTGCAAGAGGCGCTGATTATATTGTTGGTCAAGTTGCTCCAAAAGCTCAAAGTCTTTATAAAGACCCTTATAATGCTGCTAAGGGGTTAGTTCGTGCTGTTCAAGGAAAACCCCCAATCAATAACAAAACAAGAAGAACTGGTAATAATACATCAAATATAAGTCCTCAAGAAATGGCAAATATAAAAAGAGGATTAACAAGTAAAGGTATAACTTTACTAAATATTCCAAAATTAAGTTATACAGATCAAAATACACGAGTTAAGTACTACAATGTTGAAATTGAAAGTAATGGTAGACGAATTAGAGCTATTGTGGATGCAAATGGAAATTTTCCAACTCCGTAATTTGACATTTTTATTATTTTGACTAAAATATAATTATGAAGGTTGAAATTAAAACAAATAATGATGAATTATTTCATTTTGTAGAAACAAAAGAAAATAATAAAGTAGAATCTGAAACAGTTACTACTGAAATTCAAGAAGATACTCTAGGAATTATTTCACCAGCTCAAAGACCAGCGCCAAGATCAGCACCTATCGAAAATAACAAAGGTGCTGGTTGGTTTGCAGGAACGAGTTGGGAGTAATTAAACGCCTAATACGCTGGTAATATGCTTTAATATAGGGCTTCTGACAACATCATCAGTATCGAATTTCATACAATGTATGTTATTTTTTCTTGAATGTTCAGTATCAAACAATTGATGTATTTTTTCAAATCCTGAATCTTTAATATCACATTGTTTAGCATCTCCACAAACGATATATTTGCTGTTTCTACCAAATCTGGTTAAAATAGTTGTCAACTCTCCCCTACTCATATTTTGCGCTTCATCAATAATAACAAATGAATCATGAAATGTTAATCCTCTAACGAAATTAACAGGTATTGCTCTTATATATTTCTGACTTAACAGCATATTTGATACTGTTGGATCGACAATTTCATTTAATTTATCCATCAATGGCATGGTATAAGGACTGAATTTTTCATCAAGTTCCCCAGGTAGAGCACCCATGCTTCTAGATGAGCTTTCCACAACAGATCTAATATAAATTATTTGATCTACTTTATTTTCCTTTAGATGTTCTAAAGCTGCATATACAGACATGTATGTTTTATTTGTACCTGCAAGTCCATCTATGAACATAATATGCGTATTGGGATCATTTATGGTATAATAAGATTGAGTTTGATTTTCAGTAAATGGAAAGTGTTTTTTTAAATTAATCTTGTCAAAATCGAAATTTTTCTTATAAGATTCGATAAATTCGTTTTCAAAATCTGATGATGATTCTTTACGTTTGCGCGTAGGTTTTCTTGTGCTCATGTATTAATATTTAACTGAAAATATGACCCCCCAATTCAATATTCAATAACAATCCAAATAGCTAAATAATATAACCAAACAGCTTGACTTTTCTAAAATTTAGGTAAAATATCTGAATGAGAATAGCTATAAGCGGTGCTTCTAATTCTGGCAAAACAACATTAATTAACGCATTTCTTCGAAGATGGCCTATGTATGGAACTCCGATGAAATCTTATAGAGAATTGATAAATGAACATGAGTTAAACCACTCTTCTAAAACAAGCGAAGAAACGCAACTTTTGATTTTGGATTCTATGATGAAGATCCAAGAACAATACAAGTCGAGTGATAATGTAATTTTAGATAGATGCACATGGGACAATTTAGCATACACTTTAGTTGCAAATTCTTATGAACAAGTTTCTGATGAAGTCACAGCTGCTTCTATTTCATTTGTGAAAGAAAGCATGAAAAATATAGATATTATTTTCTGGTTGGAATATGACTCGGATATTAAAATTTTAGACAACGGAGTGAGAGATTCTAATCTTGATTATATAAAAGAAGTTAATGGTGTATTTGCTCAACTATATGAGCATTATAATGATAACTTAGAATCTGATATATTTTATCCAAAGGAAGATTGTCCTGCTATTATACCAGTAGAAGGCAAAACTGTTGATGATAGATTATTTTATATTTCTCAATTTATTGATGAAAAAGGAGAATTGATTGAACCAGATAGTGATTTATTCAGCGAAGAAAACCTTCAAATATTAGAACAGATGCTCACTGATCAAACTAAGGCAAAGTCTGATGATCAAGAGGTTATTAAATTAATGAAAGAAATTAGCAAAATTAAAAAGTAATGTCAGATAAACAAAAAATAGGCGTTGGAATTATTACTTATAATAGACCTGAAGGTTTAAAAAAACTTTTAGATAGTATTTCTTATTGCAATTTTATTGATTTAATTATCATAAATGATGGAGAACCTATAGATAACTTACCAGGATATAATTATTATTTAGAAAATAATGAAACAAATTTAGGCGTTGGTAAATCCAAAAATAAAGCATTAAAACATTTAATGGATAAAGGGTGTGATCATTTCTTTCTCATAGAAGATGACATCTACATCAAAGATGAAGCCGTTTTTCAAAAATATATCAACGCTTCAAAGGTTTCTGGAATACAGCACTTTAATTTTTCACAACACGGTATGATGAATAAGTCATGGCCTGATGGTAAAGCAAATCCTTTGCTTGTAATTGATTATGGATCTATAAAAATTCCATTATATATGGCTACAGTTGGAGCATTTTCTTATTATTCAAGACTTTGCATAGAACAAGTTGGATATATGGATGAAAGATATTATAATGCGTGTGAACATGTAGATCATACATATGAAATTATTAAAAAAGGCATGCACCCCCCGTTTTGGTATAATGCTGATATTGAAAACTCTTGGGAATATTTGGGTGATGAAACTTGGAGCGTAGAGCAATCTACAATTTCATCAAAAAATAATCATCAGCAAATTGTATCAAAGGCGGATGAGATTTTCTTTTTAAAACATGGTTATGTTCCTAGAGCAGTGCCATTCTCTAAAGAAGACGAAGTAATACAATCTATTAAAAAAATTAAAAAACAATATGGATCTGACGTTAGTAACTTGTAATTATAATACACCTGATTTAATAATAAAATTATTACAAAGTGTAAAAAATACATCATCACAATTACCAAATGTTATTGTGATGAACACATCAACAGATGAAGAATCTGATAAAATTCTTTCAGATTATGGCATACCTTATTATAATTTAAAAGGGGGAACTCACGGAGAAGCTGTTAATTTAGCTTTAAAAAAAATCAAAACTAAATATGCTATTTTAGTAGATTCAGATGTTATTTTTTTGAAGGATTTCTTACCAGCTTTTGAGAAATTTAAACTGCAAAATTTATCATTAATGGGTAAAGTTGTTGGAAATATCGGTGGTAAAAATCTCCACGAAAGAGTACAACCTTGGTATTGTTTTTTAGATTGTGCTAAATTAAAAAACCATAATATTCAATTCTTTGATAAAAAACGAGTTAAACAAAGCAGAGAAGAAAATATAAAGATTTACGATATAGGATCAACTATGTTTGAAGATATCCAAAGGGCCGATTTGTTGATTGGTGATGTTGATTTAGAAAATAAATATTTTAAACATTATGGTGGTATGTCTTGGTATTGTCAAAAATATAATCCATCAAATGATGATAATGATATTGATTTTGGTGGAACGCATCCACATGAAATTTTTTGGAATGTTGGTCAACAGATAAGAAACCAATATAATATTGAAACTGAATTTTTAAAAGATATAGATATTAAATCACTTTTTAAATGAATAATTGTTTTGTAAAAGTTTGCGGGGGTTTAGGAAATCAACTATTTCAAGTAGCTGCTGCTTATTCGTATTGTAAAAAATATAATAAGAAATTATATATAGATATATCAGATTGGAGTGCTTCCCAAGGAAATAATCCAACAAATTACAAAGATTCTATATTTAAAAATTTTGAATATCATTTTTATTCCACTCCAGAAACTACACAAATAAATGAAGATGATTTAGTTTATAAAGAACTTCCATTTTATGATGGAGATGTATCATTGCATGGTTACTTTCAATCTGAAAAATATTTTACAGAATATAAACAAGAATTTATAAATTTATTAAATTTACCAGATGTTAATAAATCATTTATAGAAGAACAGAATGTAGCCTTTCATATAAGAAGAGGTGATTATATCACTTATGCACACATATATAATGTTTGCAATACTGATTATTTTAATAATCAGTTTGATAATTTTAAAGATTATCAAATAAATGTTTTTACTGACTCTCCAGATATTGTATCTAAAGAATTTAAAAATAAAAAATTTAATTTAATCATATCAAATTCTGAATTAGAAGACTTGACTTTAATGAGTTCACATACAAATATAGTATGTAGTAATTCAACATTTTCTTGGTGGGCATCACTATTAGGTAAAGAAAAAAACAATATAATAGTTCCAGATAGATGGTTTAACAATACTCAAAATCATTATGACATATACAGATCAGACTTTACAAAAATTGAAGTATAATTTAACTGAAACTTCATTTATAATACATTTTAGAAAAGATTCGGATGATAGAATTTTTAATCTTAAATGTATTTTAAATTATTTTGATACTTATATTGATTATAAAGAATTATTTATAATTAATGATGATTCTGAATTAGATAGTGAATTGGAAAAACTTAAAGAGAAATATCCAAAAATATCAATAGGATTTTTTAAGAATGATGATATCTATCAAAGAACTTTATGTTTCAATAAAATTGCAACAATAGCAACTGGTAAAGTTTTATGTTTTTATGATACTGATGTTTTAGTAAAACCAGAATACTTGCAACATTCTCAAAAATTAATATTGAATGGTTCATTAGATCACGTTTATCCATATAATGGTCTTTTTGTAGATGTTAAAAAAGAACACAGAGAATTATTAGTAGAGTTTAATTTTTCTAAATTAGAATCGTTATTATTAGAACGACACATAGGTTATGATAATGAATACATGACAGTAGCGCATGATCATTCTGTGGGTGGTATCAACATGCTATCTAAAATAGCATTTGATAGAATCGAAGGATATAATACCAATTTTATAGGATGGGGATGTGAAGATGTTGATATATATACTAAATCAGGTTTTAAAAATAAAGTAGCTGGGATAAGTTCACCAGATGCTATATGTTGGCATATTCATCATGATAACACTATCAGAACAGAGCATAAATATTATCAAAATAATGTGAATTTATTATATAGGAATAATAAATTAATTAAAAAAAAATGAAGAAACGATTTTCAATATGTATACCTGTGTGGGAACAGCACGGATTTGGTCTTCAGTATTTGAAAGATCTAATTCATTCAATCCAAATCCAAACATTTCAGGATTGGGAGATTGTGATTTCTGATCATAGTAAAAATTTTAATATTTTTGATTTTTGTTTAGCGGAATCGGAGAAAGATTATATATTACGATATTTCAAATATGAGGAAAAATATGGTAATGGTGTTTCAAATCTCAACAATGTTTTAAAAAAAGCCGAAGGTGAAATTATCAAGATCATGTTTCAAGATGACTTCATGTTTGACCGAAGATGTTTGGAAAAATTTGATGAAGTATTCCAGTATAAAAATAATAAATGGGCTGTTTGTGGATGTAATCATACGAGAGATGGTGTGAATTTTGAGAAATTCATGGTTCCGTACTGGAATGATAAATTGTTGGAAGGTGTGAACACAATCAGTTCCCCATCCGTTCTGGCATTTAGAAATGGAAACATTGAATTGTTTGATGAAAACTTGACAATGCTCATGGATGTGGCATACTATTACCGATTGGGAGAAAAATACGGATTACCTATGGTGATTGAAGATTGTTTGGTGACGAATCGGTGTCATGAGAATCAAATTAGTAATAAGTATTCTGGAAATTTGGGAGAAGAGATAAGGTATTGTAAGGAAAAATATGATAGTAACTGAAATATATAATGGACAAGGATTAGGTAATCAACTCGCTTGTTATGTGACAACGCGAGTGGTTGCCAAAGATTTGGGATATGATTTTGGGATCATGAATCCGCACAAGTTCAAGTGTTTGGATTTCATGGATTTGGATTTTGGATTACCCGTTACGGGTGGTTCAGGGAGAGAAGGAGGGCCACCTGATACGCTTCCCGATGGTATCCAGCACTATTTCAAGGAAAGATGGTTGTATCTTCCCAATGGCTCCAATGTAACTATTGACGATCTCAATCTGGAACTGATCCAAGATAATACCAAAATTGATGGTATTTTTCAATCAGAAGATAGAATCATTCATCGCAAGAATGAGATTCGTCAATGGTTGAAGGTGAAACCAGAAAAAGATTGTTATGATTATTCTGATCCAAATATTTGCATCATTAATTATCGGGGGGGAGAATACGCCAGTGTTTCGGATTTTCATTTAAATGGAAAGTATTGGGAGTATGCGATTAAAAAGATGCAGACGATAAATATAAATTTCCGATTTGTAGTAATCACGGATGATGTTGAACGGGCAAGCGCACAATTTCCAGATTTTGAAGTGAAACATTTTGATATTGGCAAGGATTTCTCAATCATCAAAAACGCCCACTATTTGATTCTGTCGAATTCTAGCTTCCCATATTTTGCCACTCTTCTGAGTGACACCGTAAAATATATACTAGCTCCAAAATATTGGGGTAGGCACAACATCTCTGATGGTTATTGGGCATGTGGCTACAACATTTTCAGGGATCATGTCTATATTGATAGGGGAGGATCATTGTTTGGATATGATGAATGTGTTGAGGAATTTGAAAAATACAAAAAAAGAACAGGAATTTATGGGTAAAGTATTAGTCACTGGGGGGCATGGATTGGTGGGATCTATATTAGAAGCTGATGTTAAAGTCGGTAGAGAATTTGACTTGAGAATACCCGAAGAATCAAATAGGTTGATCGAAACTTATAAACCAACACATGTTATACATTGCGCGGCTAAAGTTGGCGGGATAGGTGGTAATATATCAGCTATGGGAGAATATTTCTACGATAATTTGATGATCAATACTAACATTATTGAATCGTGTAGATTAAATAATGTCGAAAAATTGGTAGTGTTTCTATCTACATGTATATTCCCAGCAGACGTTGAATATCCATTAACAGAAGATAAGATTCATTTAGGACCACCACATGAAACTAATTATGGATATGGTTATTCTAAAAGAATGGCAGAGGTGCAAATTAGATCGTATAATCAACAATATGGCACGAAATATTTTGCCGTTATACCATGTAATATGTATGGACTTAATGATAATTATAATTTAGAAAATACTCATGTCATACCAGCTTTGATACATAAGGTTTATTTAGCTAAAATAAATAATACCAATTTACATGTTTGGGGAAGTGGTAATCCTTTGAGAGAATTTATTTATGCCAAAGACGTTGCAAATATAATAAAATTATTGATGGATAAATATAATAGAACATCTCCGATTATATTATCAACTTCTAACGAAGTTTCTATTAGAGAAGTTGTAGAAATGATATGCGATATTATGGATTTTAAAAATAAAGTAATATTTGACACATCTAAACCCGATGGGCAATTCAAGAAACCATCTGATAATTCATATTTAAAATCTATAATCGGAGATTACGAATTTACGACATTACGAGTTGGTTTGGAAGAAACCATAAAGCATTTTATTAAAAACTACAATACAATTAGATTATGAAAGAATTATTCACATTAGGCGAGCTACACGTTTCAGATTTTTTAATCGATGGGGAGAAATCTAGAGGTGGAAAGGTAGAATTAAAAATGATGCTAGATGAAGAGACTGGTGCGGTTAGATTGCAAGAACAAACGCCGCTGGGTGATATGTTTGGTAAATATTGGTATCGTTCGGGTATAAATCATACAATGAAGAGAGAGTTAGAGGGAATCGTAAACTCTATACATGATGTCACAAAACTTGAAGAAAATGATATGTGGGTTGATATCGCATGTAATGATGGAACATTGCTCAGTTATCTACCTAAAAATTTAATTAGGATTGGTATCGATCCAGTAGATGATTCATATAAACAAGAATCTGAAAAACACGCGGATTTGATTATACAAGATTACTTCAATGCATCATTGCTCAAGAAAAGTAAATTCGGTCATTTGAAAGCTAAAGTTGTAACCACAATCGCAATGTTTTACGATTTGGAAAATCCAATACCATTCATTAAAGATGTTTATGATATAATAGAGGATGACGGTCTATGGGTGTTACAGATGAGTTACACCCCATTAATGATTGAGCAATTAGCTTTCGATAATATATGCCATGAACATATGTATTACTACTCACTGTTTAATATTAAGAATATTTTAGAGAAAAATGGATTTCAAGTAGTGGACTGTCAATTAAACGATGTTAATGGGGGGTCTTTTAGGGTTTACGTGATGAAGGATAATGCTAACTTAAAAACTTTTGGAACTCAACCGTATAGAGATGTCGCCAGATATAGAGTCAATTCTATATTAGCTTATGAGAAATCTTTAGAGTTAGATAAGGTTGAAATTTGGATTGAATTTTTTAAACGTATAAATGAGTTGAAAGTGAAAACCGTTTCGTTCATTTTGGAACAAAAATCCAAGGGTAAGGTTATATGGGGGTATGGTGCATCCACTAAGGGTAATACCTTACTACAATATTTTGGACTTGATAATACAATGATCGATGGAATCGCTGAAAGAAATCCTGACAAATGGGGATTACATACTGTTGGAACTAATATTCCCATATATTCTGAAGAAGAAATGAGAAAAGCGAACCCAGATTTTTTATTGGTATTACCTTGGCATTTCATAAATGAATTTGTTGAAAGAGAAAAAGAATTTCTCAACAAAGGTGGTAAATTTATCGTACCGTGTCCGAAATTTGAAATAATTTAAAATGAATAAAAAAATTAAAATCAGTGTGTTATTACCAACACGAGGTAGATTTGCGGCGTTTAAAAATTCTGTGGAATCACTATTGGATACTTGCAATAATGTGAATAATTTTGAGATATTACTTGCAATGGATAATGATGATATAGATACCGTTCGTGATACGGAAGAATACATTAAATCTAAAGATAATATACAGATGTTTTTATGTGAGAGGCATCATTATTTAAATCTCAATAATTATTATAATGAATTGTCTGAAAAATCAATTGGCGATTCTTTATTTTTGTGGAATGATGATGCTATTATGGAGAGTGGTGGGTGGGATGATATCCTAATTAAAGAACATGAGAAATTTTGTGTGATAAGTCCTAAAGTTAGTAATATGCAACATTACTGGAATACGCAGGGAGTATTATTTCCCATAATACCTCGGAAGTGGTTCGACTTAACAGGTAGATTGTCATATGTCCAAGCAGCCGATTCATGGATCGACATCTTGAGTAAAAGATTGGGATTATTGCATAATGTTGGAGAGATTAGTATATATCATGATAGACATGATATAACTGGTAATAATCATGATAATACCTACACAGAAGGAAGATCGGGGGTTGCAGTATCCAAAAAAGGATGGGCAGAAGAAATAGAAAAAGATTATGAAAAGTTAAACACATATATAGAAACATTGGATCAAGACTTCACATCAACGTGGGGAAGAAATATTAACTATGCAAAATGATTTACGATATTTTTAGCTTTAACAACGAACTCGACATGTTGGAATTGAGATTGAATATTCTCGATCCATACGTGGATAAATTTGTATTGGTGGAAGCGGACAAGACTTTCAGTGGTGTTGATAAGCCGTTGTATTACGAAGAGAATAAGGAACGCTTTGAGAAATTCCACGATAAGATTATCCATTACAAGGTTTTAGATTCTCCGACATCGTTTGATGATCCAAATTGCGATCAGGAGATTCTACAGATGGCTCTAAATAGTAGCAATGTTGATAGGGGGCATATTTGTTGGTTGGTTGAATTCTTTCAAAAGGAAAGTATAAAAAAAGCATTGGTGGATTTAAATGATAACGATATTTGTTGGGTTTCAGATGTTGATGAAATTTGGAATTATGGTTTAAAATTTGATATAAATGATGTTGATATTTATAAACCAAAAATTAATAATTGTTATATAGAATATCTTAATATTAAAACAAATGAAAACTGGACATATTTTACTGGTCCTATCGTAACTAGATGGAAAAATATCAAAAATGAATGTTTAAATCATATAAGGACACAAAACAAAATGAACCATATTTATAAATTTATTGATAATGGAGGATGGCATTTCAATGCTTTGGGTGGAGTTCAAAAAAAGATAAATGATTTTCAACATCCTGTATATCATACTCAGTATATGGAATATAGAAAAAATGGTTGGAGGGTTGATGAGGAGGGATTGCCTGAATATGTAATAAATCATCGTGATGAATTGAAAAAAAAGAATTTTATTTATGAAACCTGAATTATACGGTACTGTAACCGACAATACTCATTTAGATGAGATAGATTTTAAATGTAGAGTAGTCATAGAACCATCAACCGACTATTTTAACTACCATTTAATAAATGATAGATTGAAATATGAAAAATTAATATTGTTACATGGTCTGGAACCACCACCCATAAATTATATTAAAAATGAAATATTAAACAATTACCAATTATTTGATCATATATATTCATATGATGATGAAATTGTAGCAATCTGTAATAATGCTAAATCCTTTGCATTTGGTTCTTGTTGGGTATTAATGAACGAACAACTAGAACGAATTGAAAAAAAATCTGAATATAAAGATGTCTTTAATATAAAAGATAAAAAATTTAAAATTTCTTTTATAAAGTCTGGGAAAAATCAATTAGAAGGTCATAAATTAAGACATATAGTGGATTTATCAGGGTTTGAAGGGGAGATATTTATTCCTCATAATCATATACCATCAAAAATACCATTATTTACCGATTCAATGTTTCATGTATGTATCGAAAATTCACGATATAATAATTATTTCACTGAAAAGCTAATTGATTGTTTGATCAGCAAAACAATTCCAATATATTGGGGATGTCCAAATATATCAAAATACTTTAATACTGAAGGGATGTTTATTGTTAATAACATCGAAGAAATGAATCAAGTGATAAAGAATTTATCAGTAAAAGATTATTATGATAAATTAAATGCAGTATTAGAAAATTTCAAACTTTGCAAAGAATATGCCTTTTTTTGGGACAGGTTGAATGAATATATTTTAAAATAAATTATGAATAGAACAGAAATTATTATGAATAGAGCAGAAATTATTAATGAATTGATTAACAAATACGGATACACATCCTATTTAGAAATAGGGATCAATAATCCAAATGTTGATAGGAGTTGGGAAAAAATAAAAGTTGATATTAAACATGGTATTGATCCAAATTTTGAAACTACATATCAGATGACATCTGATGAATTTTTTTCAAATCATGTAAATCAAAATTATGATATTATTTTCGTAGATGGGTTGCACGTATTTGAACAAGTATATAAAGATATTAAGAATTCATTAAAATATTTAAATAATAGTGGTACTATTATAGTGCATGATTGTAATCCTTTAAATGAAATTGTTCAAAGACCAGAACGTGTTTCCGATGTTTGGAATGGTGATGTTTGGAAAGCAATCGTTAAGCTTCGTATGGAAGAAATTGATCTAACTATTCATACAGTTGACACGGATGAAGGATGCGCTATTATTCGTCGTGGAAGTCAAGTTCTGCTTCCTGTCTCTCCTGAAGAAAACCCATATGATTATTCATTTCTGGAAAGACGAAGGGTAGAATCTTTGAATTTAATCAGTGTTGAAGATTTTAAAAAAATATATTTATAAACAACATAATGTTCAAAGCAATAAATCATATATTATTTGAAAATTCTTCTAAAGAAATAGATTCAGAATCTTTAGAAGAGTTTGTTCCTTATATGGTAACAAGATATTTTTCTTTTTATGATGATGGAAAATATATAGATTATATTAATTCTACAATTAATAAATATCATGGAATTTTTAAATCAACGGAAGAGGAATATAAATTCTATGAAAATATAATTCCTAAATTAAAAAAGAAAAAGATCAATTATATTAAAAAAATTAAAAAAGATAAAAATAAAGAAACTCCAAAAAAAGTTATTCCTGATTTTTATTCAAAAAAAGAATGGGAAAACTTGACATCCAAAGATATATAATTAAATTTATATATGTCAGTTTCAATAGATGCCTTATTTCCACAACGATCACACATTGATCTTTCAGATAAAATGTTGCCCACTGATTTTGGGCTAGATAATTTCATGTTATCTAATTTATTTGATGATGTTATATTAATTGAGTATTGCGATATACAGGGAGGTGATGGTGGATCTGAATATATTTTAAGAGGAGGAATTGCAATTCCCGTTAACCAAATCCATAATGCTTGGAGAAAAGGAAAAGTTATCCTGAATGGACCCAGAGTTCAATACACTAAAGTTGGAGATATTGTTGTATTCCCAAATAATATGGGAATACCAATTACCAATTTAGAAATTGAAGATCATGGTAAAATTAAAAACGGATTGTTTATTAATGAACAGCGAATTTTTGGAATTTGTAAAGTTAATAGTAAAATAGACAGTAAATAATTTAGATGGATCTTCCTAAATTATCTGATATTATCAAATCAGCTGCTGAATTTTTTAGAAATATAAAAAATTCGGTTTTAGGCAATATTAATAATCGCACTAGGAGAAAAATTGGTAGATCTGAATTAAAAAGTTTATTAAATTCAAATGTTTGTGAAATTATATTTTTAAGAAGAACTCCAGAAAGAGCACCAGTTCCGCCAAGAGCACAATGGAGAAGAATGTTATGCACCAACAGTATTCAAATTTTAAACAGTACCAATGGAAAAATATCTTTAAATTTTAGATTTCCAAGAAGTCCAAGAAGAATAGATGAAGTTAAGCACAACATAGTCGTGGTTTGGGATATTATAATGCAAGATTATAGAAATGTAAGTATGGAAAATTGCTATCTAATTCAAACAATCCCAGGAAACGATTCATTTTGGAAATATTATAATCAAGTTTTATATACTATGACTCCAGCTCAAAAAATTAATTTTATGGATACTTAAAATGAACAACATTGAACAACAATTAAAAAAATGTATTTTAAAAAATGTCAATTTTGTTATTGATGATAAATCTGTGCGTTCTGGAAAAATTAAAGTTTTTAATATCAAACAATTTTTTATAAGATTTAAAATCTTAACAGGTGACATAGAAAAAGAATATGAACTTCCATATCCTTATAAATTAATAGAAACTAATAATGGATTTATATTTGATTATTGTTTGAGTGCTTTTTGCCCACCATCAAATGAAAATTATTATAAAATGTTACTTTGTGATAAAAGCAACGCATCTAAAATATACAACAATTATCTGTTTATGAAATTTTGATCAATTGACATTTGAATTTTTTGAAGTAGTCTGTTTAAAATGTCTAATTTAATTCTTAATTTCCCCGAATCTTACAATCCATCACCGTTACAAGTTAAGATTCTAAAAAAGATAGAGCAATCTATTGCAAACGGTGATAAATTTATAGTTTGCAATGCTCCAACAGGATCTGGTAAATCATTCTTCGCTCCAACATTGGCCAAGTATATAGGAGGACCAAGCGATACTTGGAAATCTAGAGTTGATGATTACAGTATATTCGGAGAAAAAGGATCTGAATATGTAGATGATGAATCATCATTTGGTATATATGCGTTGACTATTACGAAAGCATTACAAGATCAATATAAAAATTCATTTGATTCTGCTTCAGTATTAAAAGGCCAATCTAATTATCAATGTAATTATGATGATATGTTGACTGTTGATGTCGCTCCGTGTATATACATGCCAGCATTAAAGAAAGAATGTTGGAGTTGTAACAGATGCAGTTACTATAATGATAGAAACATGATGTTGAAAAGTGAATTTGCAATATTGAATTATAGTATGTATTTTTCTTTACCAGACCATTTAAAAAGAAGAAAAATATTGGTTTTGGATGAAGCTTCAGAGTTAGAAGAACAATTAGTAAATCAATTTACTTGTGAAATAGATTTATCTTTTTTGAAAAAAACATACATTAAAATATCAGCATTTCCTTCTGATGAAAAGGCTTCAAATGTTTTATCTTGGTTGGGTAAATTGTTATCTGAAATAAAAACCACAATCGATTCATATTTGGATTATTTTAAAGATAAGAAAAATAAAGATTCCGAATTTCATAAAAAGAAAGGTGAATATTCAAAACTATTGAATATTTCTAAAAAAATAGAATTATTAATAGAAACATATTATGATAGTCAATATATCATTGAACATGGAGATACAATTCTGAAATTCATTCCTTTAAAAATTGATAAATTAAGCAAATATCTGTTTGATAATGCAGATCATATTATTTTATTAAGTGCTACTATAATAGATCCAATTAATTTCTGTAATAACTTGGGTATTTCAAAATATTCATATATTGAAGTAAATTCAGAATTCGATCCTGAAAAATCTCCAATTTATATTTTAGCTAAACAAAAAATTAATTATACTAATCTTAAATCGTTACTTCCTAAAATTTGCAAACAAATTGAGGGAATTTTAGAAGAACATAAAGATCAAAAAGGTATTATACATACACACACTCAATTTATAACTGATTATATCAGAGATAATGTAAATTCTGATCGATTACTTTGCAGAGAATTAGGAACATCAAATGATGTAATTCTAGAAAAGCATTCGAAAAAAACCAAAGCTACTGTATTGGTATCTCCATCTATGACATACGGAGTTGACTTGAAAGGAGACTTGGCCGAATTTCAAATAATATTGAAAGCTCCATGGCTACCAACAAAAGATCCAAGAGTTGAAAAAATGATGAAACTTGATAACAATTGGTATTCTAATAAAATGCTTTGTAACTTGGTACAAGCTTGCGGTAGAGGTGTGAGAGCAACAACAGACGAGTGCATTACTTATATACTAGATGGTAGTATATTTGATGCAATTGCCAAAAATAAGAAAAAGTTACCCAAATACTTTTTAGATAGACTTCAATAATGAAAGAAAATCTTAAATAAGTTAAGTGATTAAATATTCGTATCATCGTGAGCAACTTGATTTATTAATGCTTTTTACATCAGCATTTGATGATGCTTTCGTATACAGATATAATTTTAATACAAAAACACCAGAATCTAAAATACAAGTTAGATACATACATGGGCCGAAGCAGCGAGTAATACATGATATAGTAACAAAGGAAAAAACTTTAACTTTACCAGTTGTAGCAATAGAGCAAACTGGATTATCCAGAGATCCAGACAGAGTTTTCCATAAACATCAAAATATATACAGACCATTATTGGGAAATGTTTCAAAGATTGGTAAAATCCCAACACCGATTCCTGTAACTATGGATGTCAAAGTATCTATAATTGCAAAATATAAAGAAGATATTGATCAAATTATTCAAAATTTTGTTACTGTTTGTAATCCTTATTTTGTTGTTTCTTGGAAGATTCCAGAAGAATTCGGATTAGATTTCACTGATGAATTAAGAGTTCAAATTGAATGGGCTGGGAATATTTCTTATACAACACCAGATTCATTGGGAGTTGATGACAAATATAGGATAAGTGCTGATACAACTTTCACTATAAAAGGTTGGCTTTTTCCATCATTGCAAAATCCAGAAGCTCCTATTTATGTTGTTAATACCAAATTTATAAATCAAAATTTAGCATCAAGAGTGACAGGATATGATGATTATCCAACATTATCAGCATCATATGTTGAGTCTGATACTATATTAATATCAGCATATCCAGAATTTACTAATTTTTACTATTCAGTTTCTGGAGACATAATTCCATTATCAGAACCCACTGCATTTAATTATAAAGTAAGAAATAATTTCTTAATATTAGGAAAGCGTTTTGGTTACAATAATACATGGTATTTAAGTTCTCCGCAAACAAAACAGTTCTCATTAAATTTTGTAGAAATTAAAACGGCTAGATTTCCGATTATATCGGCTTATAAAATTCCTGAAAACTTAATAACTACATACACAGATAATAATGTAGCAATATCATTTCCAGAAAATTTATTATCAGCTTTAAGTGCAAACTTTACTATAGTAACTGCCAATAGTGCTGGGTGGACATCTTCCAAATATCCATTTTCAAAACGATGATAAAATAATTGATATTTAATATTTATACCTAAATAAGATATATGGCAGGGTCTGACAGTTCTACAACATCAAATTCAAATAGGAATTTTGTTTCCAGAGATGGGAGAAGTGCGACTTTTAATAGATCCATGACTTCTTATTTGAATTCAAGAAGTACAAATTCTTATGATATTTTAGATTCTGACGAAAATAAAAATACAAAATATAAGTATTTCAAAAAGGTTGGAATGCGAAGAGCCGAAGCAATTTCTAAAAATTCAATTGCATTAAGCAATGATTACAATGATACGGCTTATGGAATGATGCATAAAGATTCATCTTTCGGAGATGTAATGTATGCAACAGTTTCTGAAGATAAGCCAGGTAGATTAAGAGACTATAGATCAATTGCATCATATTCAGAAGTCTCTGATGCATTAGATGAAATTTGTGATGAATGTATAAATTATGATGAAAATTCAAATATAATGAAAATTTTATTTGTTAATGATAATTTAAAATCCATCGAAAAGGAAAAAATATCTGATGAATTTGACAAATTTTTAAATCATTTTGATTTAAAAAATAAAGGATGGAGATACTTTAGACAATTTTTAATAGAAGGTGAATTGTATTTTGAAAATATAATTCATGAAAATTATACCAAACAAGGAATTTTAGCTGTACAAAATTTACCAGCTGATAACATTGATCCTGTATATGGAAATATACAAAACATGTTAATCAAAGGATTTCTATACAAAAAACCAATATTTGATCCAAAAGATCCAAAAAAAGTTGAAAAATTTGAATATATTCCATTTGAAGAAAATCAAATCATATATGTCAATAATGAAGCTTATAATGAAACAAAAGAATATGTAGTTCCATTTGTTGAAAATTGTCGTCGTGCATATCGTCAATTATCAATGATTGAAGATAGTGTAGTTATTCATAGAATGGTGCATGCGCCTCTTCGTTTCATGTTTAATGTAGACGTTGGTAGAATGCCAGTGCCGCAAGCTGAATCATATCTTCGTAAATTACAACAACAATATTGGTCTACCAAAACATTTGATTCTGATCAAAATGATATTGTCAAGAAATACAATCCACAATCAACGTTGGATAGTTATTGGTTTGCAAAGCGTCAAGGACAAGAAGCAACATCAGTTCAAACTTTTGGAGGACAACCAAGCGATGGTAATTTAGATGTGTTGGATTGGTTCCTTAAAAAACTTTATCGTTCTTTGAAAGTTCCAACCAGTAGATTGAAAGATGATAGTGGTCTTTCGGATGGTGCTCAAATTTTAAATGAAGAATTAAAATTTGCAAAAATGATTATTCGCCAACAGCAAAAATTTGCAGCTGCTATTAAAAAAGGATTTATTACTCATATCAAACTTCGTGGAATGTTTGATGAATATGATGTCGAAGAACAAAATATAGATGTTTCATTTGTTCCACCTGGGACATTTTTCGAAATGAGAGAAAATCAAAAGAAACAATTAAAAGTTGAAATGTACGGTTCTGTTATGAATACCCAAAATATTTCAGATACATTTGCAAAGAAAAAATATCTTGGTTGGGGAGATAAAGAAGTTCTTGCTGATAGAGAATTCCGTCGATCAGATGCTGCATTTACTTGGGAATTACAACAAATAACAAACGGTGGACCGAATTGGAAATCTCAATTATTAGCACAGGCTGGTGGACAATCAGCAGAAGCTGGAGAAGCACCTGATCTTGGAGGTGGTGGAATGCCACCAGACTTTGGTGGAGGGCCAGCATCAGTTGGAGCAGAACCACCACCAGCACAAGAAGAACCATTCGCTGGTGAAGCTAATACAGAGCCACCCCCTGGTGAAGGAGCACCAGCTTAACTACAGAATTTTACACAATTAAACGAAGAGGAATAATAAAATCCAGTTCCGTTGTTTGAATTGAAATTAAATCCAGGTGTGCTCGCAGCAACGCATTGATAAAAATAATATGTGGTTCCATTATTAGATGTAACATGATTATATCTAGTTGATTGTCCCCACAAAATAAAATCATTGGCTGAAAGATAATAATATCTAGAACCATTATTTGCATTTAAATCGATACCTACTTGACTAGGAACTCCGCAAGATATCGGAAAATAGAAAGTTCCATTATTATCAGTAATTGCCACAATATTATTTAATTAAAGCAATAGATTAAATACAGTTATGTCTGAATTATGTCAAATAAGTCCAATATCCGCATTCATGTCAACGAATTTAAATTCAAGGATTGAATGTTTTCAACAATTGGGTGAGCGTATTATGAGAATGTTAGGGCATCCAATTATAAATGTAGAAATTCATCCAGACCAGTTATATGATTCTATTTCAATGGCTATTGAATTTTTCACAAAGTACGCTGGATATACTCAAGAATATTTGATATTTGATAGCAATTTATATGAAACAAACAAAGGAATACGATTGGATCATCTTTTCACAGTTGCGAATACGGGGTTTACATTAAGTCAAAAATTACAACAACCAGCTAGATCAAATCCAGATTTCACTGTGGATATTCCAGAAGCATTGTATATATCATTATCTTCAATTCCACAAACTTATTTTTCAGCAAGTAGCTCATTAAGCTCCGCAGTTGCATCAGATGGAATTTATGAAATGCAAATAATCAACTCTGAAATATATAATCAATTTACATCATATAGACCGCAATTAAGTTCATATTTCAAAATGGCTCCGCAAAGAAAAATATCTTCACAGTGTCAAAATATAGAAAATGCAACACAATACAATAATATGTTTGATTATGATACGATGGATTATAGAAAAGTAATATCCGTCACAGATTTTGAAGAAGGTAGTAATCAAGGAATTAATACACTATTCACTTTAGAACAGACACTTGCTCAACAAACATATTTTAGTTATGCGATGGGTAATTACGGATTCGATTTGCTTTCATGGCACACTATGAAAGATTGGATTGATACAAGAGAAAAGCTTTTAGCGATAAGAAGAGACATACATTTTGATGCAAGAACTCAATATTTAAAATTCTATCCACAACCAAAAAATACAAGATTTTATGGTGTAATATCATGTTACGTAGAAAGACCAATAAGAGATCTAATAAAAGAAAAGTGGGTATTGGATTACAGTGTGGCTTTAGCGAAAGTGATGTGGGGAAGAATACTTACAAAAATCACAGGAGTGTCATTACTCGGTGGTGGGAATTTCAGTGGTGATACTATTCTTGCGGAAGGTCTTAAAGAAAAAGAAGCATTAGAAACAATGTTGGTAGAAGGTGGATTCGGCGATTTTGCTCCTATCTCGCTGATAGTTGGATAATATGCTTCCTTTAAAAAGAGATAAAAGATTCCGTCAAGGAATTTATAAACCAAAAAATCCTAAAAAATTTATTGGTACTCATGCCATTTATAGAAGTGGATTAGAGTGTAAATTTTTTATATTCTGTGATAATAATTCAAATGTTGTTCGTTGGGGAAGTGAAAATATAATAATTCCATATGTTTCAAAAATCGATGGAAAGTGGCATAAGTATTATGTTGATAATTATGTTGAAATTATGGAAGGATCTAAATTAGTGAAATATTTGGTAGAGATAAAACCATACAAACAAACGTTAAAACCAGAATCAAAACAAGGTAAAAAGAAAAGCAGTTTATTATACGAACAAACGCAGTGGATTATTAACCATGAAGGAAAATGGCCAGCCGCTATGCAATTTTGCAAAAATAGAGGGTGGAAATTTCTTATTTTGACTGAGAAGGAATTGAATTAAAAATTATTACAATAAATAAGATAAATGAGGCTTTTTACGGAAAATGTTGATTTTGTTGCCACATCGGGTGATAAAAATATTCTTCAAACAGAAAAATATGAAGAAGTGTTTTTTGATGTATACGAAATTATAATAAATGGTAAAAAATTTATATCTGAGAAAATAGGAGAATACGATAAACATCCTATTGTAAAAATACCCGTGGAAATCGACGGGATTAAAAAAGATTACCCATTTATATTAAACGAAGGTAAATTTCAAATAGTATTCAATGAACAAAATAATTTGATTCAAGAATCTGTAGAAGAAAATATTCCAGTAATAACTGAAGAAGTTGAAGAAATTGAAGAATATTCCAAAGAATCATTTGAAAAAGCACTTGTAGATATTCAAGAAAAGAAAAATAAAATTCTAGAATATATAGAAAATGTTAAAAAAACCGCAAACCAAGAAACTGATGAATATAATAAAAATCAGTTAAAAATATTAGAGCAGCAGAAACAACAAAACAAAAAAGAATTACAATCATTTTTGGAATCATCCAAAGAATCATGGTTGCATGAATTTGTTGATACGTCGAATAAAATTAAAAAAGAATTATTTGATAGATTGAATATTAATAATTCTGAAATATATGAATCAATTGATTTAAAATTAGAAGTTATTTCTGATGATTTTAAAAAATTAATAAATGAGGATTTCTCAAATACAGAAAAGATATTTGAAAATAAAATAAAAGAATTAATAAATGAGATTTATAATAATCAAGTTATTAAAGTTATTAATAACGGTATTGATAAAATTTCAGAACAATCTGAAATTTCATTTGAAAATATAAAAAATAATTTTAACTCAGCGCTTTCTGAAAAAGCAAATGATACTGATTTAAAAAACGTTGAAAGTAAATTAGAAAATGAAATATTATCAATACAAAAAGAATCAATTGAATTACATGATTTAATTTCAAAAACAGCATCATCAAATCAAAAATCTATAACTTTTATTGATAATAAAATTGATGAAACTCAAATAAAATTTAAAGAAAGTATTGTAAAAATAATTGATGGAAAGATTGAAGAGAATGAAGTTAACATAACAACATATTACAATGAAAAACTTGATATTGTTGAAAATAAACTTATAGATCTTTCAGATGAAAATAGAAAATATTTTATTGGATTAATAAATGAAAGTAAAGATAATCTTTTAAAAGAAATAAAATCTATAAAAGAAAATAAAGCGATTGAGTATATTATTGAAAATAAAAAAACTGGAGAGAAAAAAGAAATTGATATCGATTCAATAAAAAGTGATCTTCAAAAAGAAATTTCAAATAAAATTTCAAACGAGATAATCGCTCTTAGAAAATATACAGCATATCATGGCGGTGGTGGTGGTACTGTAGCACAACAATTTGCTAATGGTGGAACCATGAATGGATCATTGAATATCAATGGTCAAATTTTAAGTGGTGGTGTTGATATATCTACATTGTTTATTTCACAGGCAAATAGTGGAAATTATATTTTAAATGGTGGTAATACAGTCACCGCACCATTATCGGTAGGTACTAATTCAGGTCAGAATTTAGTTTTTGAAACTAATAACTTGAGTAGAATGACTATTTTATCATCAGGTAATGTTGGTATTGATACAACAATACCAACCGAAAAACTCACAGTATCAGGTAATCTAAGTGCATCTGGTAATGCATATGCAGGAGGAAATAAATTAGCAGCAGAGAATTTTGCTGTTGCAATGGCTATTGCACTTGGATAACTTTCGAATAAATAGACATAGATAATGAAGACTTTAACAACAACATATGCATTTACTGCCTCTCCTGTAGGTAAAGTACAGATCACTAATTATCCTAATATTGTATTAGATCAGATTTTATTAATTACTAATGTAACTAGTAATACTATAATTTATAATTTTGCTGATCCAACTAAAGGTGGATATCTCACAGGCAATATCTTAACACTGAGTGCTACTACAACATCAATGTTAAGTAGTGATAGACTTCAGATCTTTGTTGATGACTTAACAGCGCCAGTATATGCAAAATATTATGATGCCACTTCTTATTCTCCAGTAACATCCATATCAGCAGTTCCAGCTTTGACAGGTACTAATGCCTTTATTACTATTGATGCTCAAACAGGTGGAGCAATGGCCTTGCAAGGTGATTTAGATAAAGATATAGATAGCGTCACTACTTTTAATGTTGGTTATGGATCGGTATCAAATTACCTAACAGGAGCTACTTTAGGTACAGCTGTTACAGGTGTTGGAACTCAAGTCCTTTCTGCCAACTCAAATAGAATTACTTTATTTGGTCAAAATTATGGAACAGTCCCGTTGTATGTAAAATATGGGTTAGGATGTAGTACCAATTCGTTTAATTTTATGTTATATCCAGGAACAGCAGAATTTGACGCTAAAGGTGAAAAATTTTCTGATGATAGATATAAAGGAGATGTATCTGTAAATACAATTTCAGGTTCAACTGGACGATATATTTTCTGGGAGGGTGTTTGATGAAATACTACGGGATACAAAATGAAGTAAAAGCATATGCTAATCGCTTACAAAGTGAACAAGGCATAGCTATATCTTCCAGTGATTTAAAAGCCCTAAACGATAGAGTAGAAGCACTTAAAAAATCTGGTGTCTGGAGTCGGTTTAGTTTAGGGTTTAATGATGTTGATGGTGATGCTTATCTAAGCAGAGCGGGAGTAACAGATATACTTGGTAGGGCTGAAGTTCTTTGGTTTACTAGAGGAATGAAGGCTCTTGATTTATGGAGCAGTATGGTTTCTTGGCCGATGAGGAGTTATCAAAACAAAGGAACAGCTTCTACTGTTTATAGTCTTGGAGGATTTGGAGTTTATGATGGAACTATGACGAATAGCCCAAGTTGGAGTGTTAATGGTATAACATTTGCAGCTAATACCCAATATATACAATATTCTCCTAATTTTGCTGTAAATTTCACAAAAGGTGGATATAGCGTGTATGCTGTTTGGAGTGGAATGGGAGTTGCTATTACATCTAACGAAGGTGCTTTTGTTTTATTTGGGTCGTCGGATAACGTAATACAAAATGTATACACAACAGGTGTAGGTGGTGGTACAACATGGCAACCTCAAAGTAGAAATTATAATGGTAACAGATATTTTAATGCAGTTACTCAATCAGTTATTGGTAATATTGCATTTGGTTGGAACGCTAATCGTCTTATCTTGCAAAAAGATGGAGTTGATTTATCAATGGGATCTCAACCAAGTTCAACCCCCACCAATGGCTCTTATACTATGAGAACTATTGGAAGAAATAATACAACAGCATCAGCTACTTCAAGAGTTAGTTGTTTATTGGTATTTTCTCCAGATTTTCAAATGGATGCTGCTAAAAATTTATTGATTCATAATTTAGTAAAATCAACAATAGGGAATGGTTTAGCATTAGCATAATATGGCAAAAAGATATTACAATTTAGAAAAAGAAACCAAAGACTATCTAAAGGCTTGTAGTGATAGAAATATTACTCCTCGTATTTCTAATAAAGCAATAAATGATTATGTGTTAAAACAAAAAAATAACCAATGGATACCCACAGCTAGTCAACTTATTGAATATGCTTTATCTCCTGTTTTGTGGTTAGATTCATCTATATCTTTTAGTTATAGAGGTGCTGGAACAGTATGGGGAAATTTAATAGATAACACATTAAATGCGTCTTTACCAGCATCTGCATTATTTACAAGTTTAAAAAGATCTGGTGCTGTTTTCTTACCATTGGGAGCAGCTGGAACCACTCCTTGGACTACACTCGGTTTAACTAATATATTTACTTTAGATTTTTGGATCACTGTTTCAGAGATTACTGGGTCATTTAGTACTGGATTAATTTATAGAGAGGTATATCTTACAGATGGATTTCGTTGCGGTGTTAATAATCCTTCTAAGCGAATTAATTTTGCGAGTGGTCAAAGTGGTGGTAATGTTAGTCTTAATTCTGGCACTGATAGTATTATATTAGGTACTCCCGTAAATATAACTATAACATATAATCCCAATACATTAGTAGCTTCTATATATAAAAATGGAGTATTGGTACAGACACAGACAAGTGCTACATTAAAAGCACCATCTACCACAGCTAGTGCAACAATAAATACTACTTTAGATAGCACAAGTAGTAGTTTACAATTCCATAATTTAAAAATATATAATAGAGCTTTAACGCAAACAGAAATAACCGAAAGTTATAACACTTTAAGTTCAAGATTTTTCTCATGATACCTACCAAATCATATAGTCTTCAAAACGAGACAAGACAATACCTAAGAAGATTATATGCTTATGGTAAAGAATTGAATGGTGTTGATATTGCTGATTTAGATAACTTTATAGCAGGATTAAAACAATTAAATCTTTGGCAAAATATTATCTGTTGGCCTATGAGATCTATTCATAATATAGGAACAGGATCTACTGTTTTGAGTTTGGGGGGAGGTGGCACTTATAATGGCACAATGCTTAATAGCCCAACATGGGGTATAATTGGAATGACTTTTCCTAGAACAACCGCATCATGCGTTTCAGCAACTCGTCCTATTGGATCAACTCCAACAGCGGAATATAGTGTTTTTTCTGTTCATTGTAATTTTGTTGAAGATGCACTTTATCGTGCTGTATGGATAGGAAGAGATGCTAGTAATGATAGAATGTTCTTTAGAACTGCTGGTGGTGGTGCAGATGCTTATGCTGCTGGAACAGTTGGAGTATCAGCCCCAACTTCTATTGATGGTAATCATTCTACTGCTTTGGTGGCATCGTCTGGCTCAGTATCCAAAACAGTCACTGCATACAAAGATGGAACAGTATCCTCTTCTACTACAGGAACAAATACAGGGAATAATACAATATATAATATTGGTGGATTATCTACCGATTCTTCTAGATCTTTTGGATATGAAATATCTTTTAATGCTGCTTTTACAAAAGCATTAAATGCTAACGAAGTGATCTTATTGCATAATTTAATTAAAACAACTATTGGAAGGGACTTAGGATTACCTTAATATGTCAAATACACGAAAATATACTTTTGACATTGATACCAAGCGTTATCTCAATAGAGTTAATGTTTATAGGCAATTAAATGGTCTTGACAAGATAGCAAATATTGATGCTGTAGATATTGATAATTTTGTTATAGGATTAAAAGATTTAGGATTGTGGTCTGATTCATATATTTGGTTGTTAATGAGTCAATATAATGTAGCTACTGGTATATCTTTAATTGGTTTAAATGGCAATACTCCGAATGGGACTCTAATTAATTCACCTACATGGAGTACTAATGGGATAGTATTTTTAAACTCAGCAGCACAAAGAATAGATATACCTGTAACCTTTAGTTTTGGAGACGTATATACAATTTTTGCATCAGCTAAACTAACTAATGTGGCTTCTGCTAATTTAACTGTATTAGGCTTTGGTAATAACAGAGGTGGGGCGATTGGTGTATCATCTAATAGTTCAACTCTTTTAAGAAATGTTCAATGGGATGTTAATAGAGATTCTACAGGAGCATATACCAGCAGTGCCGTAATAACTACTAATAATTTCTCTAGTACAATAACTGGAAACTCTACTTCTTCGATTAATTATGCAAATACTACAGCATATACAACATTAAATGCTGATTATAGAATATCAAATGCAGATACTTTGGTGACAATAGGAGCATTACACATTTCTGGAACAACATATGATTCTGGATATTTCAATGGTAATATTCATATAGCATTTATGCTTAAGAGATCTATTACAGCATCAGAACAATCTAGTTTATATAATTTATACAAAGCAACAATAGGAAAAACATTAGGATTACCATAATATGCCAAGAACAAGAACATACGGGTTAGATGTAGATACCATTGCTTTTGCCGCTAGAGTAAAAGCTGGTAGTGGCAAAACTATTTTACCTGAAAACTTAAAACAAATTAATAAATTTGTTATCGGTGTTAAGAAACTAGGGCTATGGAATTCTATGGTTTGTTGGCCGATGAGAAGTATTCATAACGCTGGAACTGGTTCAATAATATATAGTTTGGGCGGATTAGGCATTTATAATGGCAGTATGGTAAATAGTCCAGAATGGAGTAAAAATGGGATCATAACAGTAAATGGTATAAATGCATATCCAACATTTACAAATTTAACATATATTCCTAATAATTTTAATGGTACAATGTGCGGTATAGGTGGATTATTTTATACATCTAATCAACGTTTTATAGGTCATAATGCTGGTGCTGGTGGTTGGATGGTCGCTACGATTTCGACTAATACTAGTTATGCTAGTTATTTTGATACAACTAAAGGTATTGCCACCTCATATACAGGTGGATCTACTGTTAGTAATAATAATCGTGACACTGTTTCATTTGCAGGTTTTTCTAGAACTTTAGCAGGAAACACAACATTCTATATTTCCAACCCAAATACTGGAGGTGTAAATTATACTATATCAACAGCAACACTTACTGGATTAAGTGTTGCAACAAGTTCTTCATATATGAGCGCTGGTATAAATTCATTTCTTATACACATTACAAATTTAAACTACAATCAAACTCAATACAAAACATTAGAAACTTTACTTAGAAATACTTTATTTAAAGATAATACATTTCAATGGCAATATTAAAATTATGAAATACGCAACAACATTCAGAACATTCGCTTTCCCAGAAAGCATAGTCAAACAACTTCCAATTCTTATAGAACAATTCGGAGAAGAAGCTACTGATGGATTATTAACAGTGCAAACAATTGCTTGCGGCTGGGACGATTCAGAACATACCAGACTCAGAGCATTAAGATTCCCAGAGACTGCTTCTTTAACTGATTTAATTGATGGGCGCAAAGCTTATACTGCGTTATGGTCACTCAGATTACTTGAAGCATATGATCAAGGATTACTTGCTGATGTTCAAGAATTAACAACTGAAGAACTACAGGCTCTATTACCAGTATATGAAGAAATATTTATAGAAGAAAATAATTAAGTGATAATATATAAAAATAATAAACATACTGATAATATTAGATTTTTTATAATAAAAAGATAAATAATTCCATGGCATTGAAACTTAGACTAATTGCAGAAAATCCAGAACTCTTAGAAAGATTTGAAATTGTTGAAGAACAAGACAATTTAAAGAAAGGTAGTTCTTTATATGTTAAAGGTCCGTTCATAGGATGCAATCAAGTTAATAAAAATCGTCGTATGTATAATTTAGAAGATACACGCGAAGAAGTAAATCGTTATATCAACGAAATGGTAACTCCTGGAAGAGCAATGGGTGAATTAAATCATCCGTCAAGTGCTGAAGTTAATCTTGAAAGAGCATGTCATTTAGTTACTGAACTTTATGAAGAAGATAATGCATTTTATGGCAAGGCCAAAGTATTATCAACTCCAATGGGACAAATTTTAAGAGCATTGATCAATGATGGTGTTAAAGTTGGAATGTCAACCAGAGCATTAGGGTCATTGCAAGAAGAGTCATCATATAATATTGTAAAAAATATGAGACTTGTTGCTGTTGACGCAGTTGCAGATCCATCATTTCCAAAAGCGTTTGTCAATGGAATTTTAGAATCAAAACAGTGGGTCGTTTCTGATAATGGAAAATATGAAGAAATTTATGAAAATTTTGAAAAATCCATAGGTAAACTTCCAAAACACGATATGGGTAATTATTTAAAAGATCAAATTTTAAAATTTATCAATTCACTTAGTTAAATAATATCATGCCGCTTAAAAAAGGATCATCAGAAAAAACAATAAGTTCTAACATCTCAAAAGAGATCAAGTCTTATAAGAAGACTGGGAAGATTGGAACATCTAAACCAAAATCAAAGAAAAAAGCACAACAGCAAGCTGTTGCGATTGCGCTTTCAAAAGCTGGTAAAGGTAAAAAGAAAAAGCCTGAACAATCCGAAGAAACAAAAACTAAATCCAAAATAAATGAAAATGCAACAATTGCATCATTTATTAATTGTATTTTTGAAAAAAATTACAACGCTGCGAATAAATATTTAACAGACATTCTTAATTCAAAATTACAAAACAGAATTCAGGATGAACTAACAACTCCATTATTTTAATTTATGAAAATTACCGATCTATTAAACGAAGATGTTATCAGTGTAATTGGTGAAAAATCACTGGTTGCAATTCAAGAAGCTTTTGAAAATAAAGTCGAGTTAACAACCGAAGCTGCGCTTATTGCACAGGATGAAGTTTATGCTGAAAAACTCAATGAACTAATCAAAGCAATTGATAAAGATCATAGTTCAAAAATGAAAAGAGTTGTTGAAGCAGTCGATGCTGACAGAACACAAAAACTTTTAAAAATTGCTAAGAAATATGAAAGAACACTGAATGAAGATTCATCAGCGTTCAAAAAGCAAATGGTTGGTGCAGTCAGTGTATATCTTGATGAATTTTTAGAAGAATCAATTTCAAAAGAAGATTTAGCATCTGCTGTTAAAAACAAAAGTGCGTATAATGTTTTAGAAAAACTTCGTGGAGTTCTTGCTGTGGATTCAGTATTAATGAAAGAATCAGTACAAGAAGCAGTTCTTGATGGTAAAACACAAATTGATAATTTAGCTATTGAAAATTCTAAATTAAAGAAGCAACTTTCTTCTTTACAAGAAAACTTTAATAATATCAGAGTCAACGCTCTTATTGAAGAAAAAATTTCAAACATGGCAAATGATAAAAAATCATTTATCAGAAAAACCCTCAAAGACAAATCATTTGACTTTGTAAATGAAAATTTTGATTATGTATCTCGTCTTTTTGATAAAAAAGAAAAAGAGAAAATCAAATCAATCACAGAAGAAGCAAAACAAAGGAAAATGGATGTAGATTTTATTCCAGAATATCAAAATATTGTTTCTGAAAGTGTAAATAACAATAACGATAATTCTCACAATGCTTATATTGATGAGTTATCAAGAGTTTTCGGTAAGAGATAATTTTCACCAAGAACCATGAGGTCGTATGACCTGAATATAGAAACAGAAAATATACGTAAAACATATGAAACCTAATTCCCCAGTTAACGAAAGCAGAACTGACACTCTTGTAAGAAAGTGGTCAAAGGTTCTGGATTATAGCAGCAATGCTATTCCAGCAATCCGCGATGAGCACACTTACAGAACTACAGCTATGCTTCTTGAAAACCAAGAACAATGGTGCATCCAAGAAGCGAATACTGGTACTGGAATCTTCGGCGCTACTGGCGCAGGTGGTCCAGGAACTATACCTAACTCCGATGGCTATGCCACTGGAGATAGTCGCCTTCCAAAGATTCTCATTCCTATGATCCGCCGTACTTTTCCTGAGTTGATTTCCAACGAAATTGTTGGTGTTCAGCCAATGGGTGGTCCAGTTGGACTTGCATTTGCCCTTCGCTATGCTTATCAGAACGAGTCTCTCGGTGCTGATGGTGTCGATGGTCGTGCATTTACAACCGCTGATCGCGCCAATGGCGGCGCGTACCTTTCAGGTGCGCAAGGCTTGAACTCCACCGAACTTGGTTATCAACTTCTTGACACACGATTCACAGGTACTTCTTCAGGTGCTCTCTCTGGTTTAACTGGAGAGTGGTTATTTGCAGATGCAGACCGTGGTGTTGCCGAACTTCTTTCAAACTACGAATTGACAGGTAAAATCCCTCAAATCGAGATGAAGTTCGAAAAGACCGCTGTTGAAGCTGGAACTCGCAGACTTGCTACTCGCTGGTCTGTTGAGCTTGAGCAAGACCTTAAGAACATGCAAGGTATCGATATAGACGGGGAACTCACTAATGCAATGTCATATGAGATCCAAGCCGAAATCGACCGTGAAGTTGTTATTCGTATGATTCAAGCCGCCATGAATGGCGGAGCAGGTGCTGGATACTCCTTCTGGAGTCCAGTAAGTTCAGACGGTCGTTGGACTGCAGAGCGTAATATCACTTTCTATCAAAAGCTACTCATCGAGGCTGGCCGTATGGCCGCTCGTAACCGTAGAGGCGCTGCTAACTTTGTTATCGCAACTCCTCGCGTTTGCACCATCCTTGAAATGCTTCCTGACTTCAAAACATATGAAATCTCTGGAAGTATCTCAACCGCTGGTGTTGGTGTATCTAAGGTAGGAACTGTAGGAAGCCGCTTCACAGTATATCGTGACACACGTACCGAAGTACAAAATCAAACTCTCTATTCACCGAACTATTATCGCAATGCTCCAAACTCTGGTGCTGGCGTTGAATATGCTCTTCTTGGATACAAGGGTTCTGAGTACTACGATACTGGTATCATATATTGTCCTTACATCCCGATCATGGTTCAAAGAACCATCGGACCAAATGATTTCGCTCCTCGCGTCGGTCTTATGACCCGCTATGGAATCGTTAATAATATCTTTGGTGCGAATCTTTATTACCACTTGATCATTGTTAAAGGTCTTGGTGCAGCATTTACTCCTGGTACAGTTTCCACATATTTATAATGTGAACTAATCGAAGTAAGTACTTCAAAAGTCTATCAAACCATGGGGGCCGAAGACCCCATGGTTTCTTTTTTATATAATTATGTCTAGAATAAAATAAAAAATTTAAAACAAATAACTAAATAATAATATGGCTAGTTATACATTTAACACTCAAGTTTTATCAGCAGCATTAGTAGGTATTGGAAATCCAATAGCTCCACCCAGCACTTTTTATCCATTAACTGCTGCTGGCGTTGGTATCATTTCACTTTCTTCTATACACGAAGGACTTGCGTTTAACTCATTACCATTGTTAGCTAGAACTGTCACAGCAACAGTCAGAGGAAGCGTATTCAACATCAACGAAGCATATGATCTCAAAACAATGGCATTGTTCGAATCTAACAATACTTACACTGTATTTACTTTCAATTCTGCTGCCCCAACTACACAAACCATTCTACTTTCTGGAAGTAGAGATGTATCAACACCAGAGCATAGAAGAAAGTGGATATTAGGATATTATTAATAAAATAACTATTTAAAATTTAATATCAAACACCAGATTAATTTCTGGTGTTTTTTTATTTTATTATATAAATAATAATAATACATGTTTATCGGAGGTTCAGGGAGTGGTGATGAATTCAATAAAAACGACCAAGGTTTTTATAGAGGGGTCGTTATTAAAAACAACGACCCTCTTCGTTTAAACAGAGTTAAAATTTATATTTCTGAATTATCCAATCAACCGTTTGAAGAATGGTTTGATTCATATGACGATATTGCAGTTAAAACACCTGGAACA